CAGTTTCGGAGGGACTGAGACATCCAGGTCAAGGCCAAGTTTTTCGGCGATGGCCTCGAATGCGCTCTGGGTGTCCGGGTCGATGGTGTCAATCGCAACCCGGTTTCCGTCGATGACCTTGGCGCGAACCTCGATCTTCAGTAGCTCGCTCTCGTTGCCAGCGGCATCCTTGGTGGTCTTGCGGCCAACAATGGCGCTCTCGTCGGTCATTGGTGACGGGCGCGGACGGTCTTCGCTGAACCGCTTGGCGTTGAACTGCTCAATGGCTGCCTTTGCCTTGTCGGCCTGGGCGGCAATGAAGCTGTAGAAGGTGGCGCGCTGGTCAAGCTCAGGATCGGCGATCAACAGCGTCATCTTGTTGATGAGGTTGAACGGGTGTCCTACCAGTGCCATTTCCTCGCCGAAGTGGCGCGAGACTTCATCGAATGCGCCCTTGTCGCCACGGTTCGGCGACTTCTCGGAGATTTCGTCAATGGCCCAGCGGAAAGCGCCCTTGTAGAGCTTCAGGCGATCAACGATGTCCTTGGGAAGCGTCACCGGTGTAGCCTTCTCTTCGCGGTCAGGAACAACAATCTGCTCGCCGACATCCTCTGCTGAACGGATGGTGAAGGCGCTCGAAAGCGCCTTGCGCAGCACGCCGACGTTGTTGAGGCCGACGAACACGTCCGTGGTGCGAGCTACGCCGTCCATTGTCACGTCGTCCTGGTTCTCCTTGGCGCACATCATTTCCATGAAGTTGTCGGCGCCCTTGATGCCAAGGCACATGTCATTCACGCGCTCATGCCCGATGGCCAGCGACAGCATGGCGTAGATTTCCAGCGGGCTATTGGTGATCGGCGTGGCGGTCAGCATCAGGACGCCGTCCTTCAGTTCCGACTTTCCACGGATGAGCCAGGATTTGGCCTGTGCATCAATGCCGCGCTTCGATGCCGGAGACAGGGAAAGGAACTTGGCGCCCTTGAAATCGACGGTCTGGGCGGAATTCTTGAAGACGTGCGCCTCGTCGAACACGATGCTATCGACGCCCATGTCTTCCAAGTACGGCGCGCTTCCGCTCTTGTTCGACAGGAAGGAAAGAAGCCCAGCCTGCTTGCCCTTGGCGCGCTCGTCCTCCTTCTTATCTTCGCTCTCGGCGAAGCTGGCGTCGGCCTTGCGCATGAACTGCTCATAGGCTGCGATGGTCTCATCGCGCAGGCGGATGCGCTCGAACGCTTCCAGGGTCATGAAAATCTTGCTGTGCCGGTTCTCCATGACGGCCGTCAGGTCGGCGTCGAAGTTGGACGAGCTCACAACCGGCTTGCCGCCCTTGCCTTCGCGCAGGCCGACAAACAGGCAGTCGTCGGTCGAAGAATAGGCGCGCATGGCCTCCTTGCGCCAGTTGGACAGCACGGAATTGGGAACCACGAAGAGCGTCTTGGTCTTGACGCCGATGCTCTGGGCGTATTGAACCGCAACCAGGCCCTGGAAGGTTTTTCCCAGCCCCACGCCATCACCGTTGCCGCCGCCAAATTCGCGGCCCTGCAAGCGGACAAATGCGTTTTGGTAGCCGTGCAGTTTGAGTTCAGGGTTAAGGCCAGGAACCGGCAACGGCGATTCGTCGCTGACAGAGCGGAAGCGCAGCTTCTCTGGGTCGGATGCGACGCTTTCCAGTCGGCTCACGATAGCGCGATTGCCGCGCACCCAGCCGTTGAACTGCTCGTTGGCGGTATTGACCATCTTGCGCAGTTCCTGGAGCGCCTTGGCATCATCCATGCCCAGTTTGGCGCCGCCAAGCGTGATTGTGCCGTTCTTCAGGTAGTCGCCGATGCGATTCAGCAGCTTCTCGCGGTCGGTCAGCTTGCTGCCAGGTACATCGATGTCAACGCGCTTCTCACCGGTCTTCTCGTCGTAGATGACAGAGGCAGACGGATGCACGAAACGGCGAAGGAATTCCGCCTTCTCTTCCAGAGTGACGTGAGGACTGAACAGGTTGAAGGTCAGCTTCGACACATCAACCTTGTCGATGCGGGTGGCGGCGTCCAGCTTCTGGCGCAGCAGCTTGGCCCGGATTTTCTCGTCGGTTGCTGCCGCGATGTCGGCGTCGGCGCGCTTCAGGAAGTCGGCGTAGTTGCCGACGTAATAGTCATCGGCGCGGGTGACGCTCTTCCCGTCAGGGGAAATGCACCAGGCCGGGTCTTCGTAGGGCTCGAATCCATCGCCATAGATGGCCTTGGCCTCGTCCATGCCGGCCCAGATGGATTTCGTTTTGTAGCGCAACCCCTCGAAGCTGGAGTCTGCCGTGATTTCGACGGTTGGCGCCTGCTGCTGCACATCGCCACGCCACACGGCGGAGAACCCGGTTTTCTTCTGGTAGTGGTTGCCGATTGTGGCAAGCCCCTCCTTGACCTTCCCGCCAAGCACAGACGGGCGCTTTTTCGCGGCCACGGATACGCGCTGCATGGCGTCGGTCAGGGCAGGATATTCCTCGGCGAAATTGACGCCGATTTCCTCGCCAAGACGCTCTTCCAGGACTTGGGCTACTGACATTCCAACAATCCCGGCATTCCAGAACTGTGCGCGCTCGCCGGCGTCCTTCAGTCGGCGGATTTCGGCCATTGCACCGCGCAGCCACGCCGGGATGTCGAGCGATTGCGAAGTCTCGATCATGTAATCGACGCACTTTTCAGCCTCGATCCAGGTGACGCGGCTCTCAAAGGCGGAATACGGCGTCTTCAGCTTCCAGACCAGTTCGGCGGCGTCCGCGCTTTCCTCGCTGCGCATCATGGGCGCCCAGCGGCCGCCTTGCATCTGAAGCGTCTGGCCGGACTGGGTGATCGTATCGCCATCGCGGTAAATGATCGGCGTGGTTTCAACCGTGCCTAGCAAGTCCCAATTCACTCGGGAATCAGGGAATCGCTTCAGCATCTTGCCGATTTCTCCGACGCTTGCCTGGGTGATGACGCGATCCACGTCACGGAACTTGTTCGGGTCTTTCGGAACGAAGTCGCCAAGCACGAAGCGCTTTCCTTCGCTGTCGAAGTAACGGCCCTCGATGAACGGCTGCCATTGCACATTGGCATCGATCAGGGATTGCGGCGACTGCTCACGCAATTCGGCGATCTTGTCCAGGGTCTCGCGGCTGTACTTGCGGAAAGCGATCACGTCGGTCATGGTGTCGGCGCTGGCCGTGCCGAATACCGAGTTTGGGAGCCGATAAGCGCCAAGGAATTCAGCCGTGTAGCTCGCCTTGACGCGCAATTCCTCTTCCTTGCCGCCCTTGCCAGAGACGCAGCGCGGCGGCGTGATGAAAACAGCCAGGCCGCCCGGCTTCAGCTTCTCCAGGGAGCGCAGAATGAAATAGTTTTGCAGCGGCTCCTTCTGGTAGCGGTTGTCGTGCAACTGGTTGCCGCCTCGATCTGCGACGCCGCCAAACGGAACATTGGTCACGATGGCGTCGTATTGTTCGTCCGGCGTTCCGGCTGCCACCTTCTCGAATGGGGCAACGGTAGCCGAATAGCCTGGGCCGGCATTCACTAAGCCATTGATGCGGCCGGAGGTCTCGTTGAGCTCCACGGCATCAATGGCCGCGCTCAGTGGTGCCGTCGCGCCGAAAATACCAACGCCGGCGCACGGGTCAAGTACCTTGCCGCCCTGAAAGCCAAGCTCGGACATCAATTCCCAAACGCCCTCGGCAATCGGCTTCGGGGTGTAATACTCGTAGGCGCTACCCTTCTTGCCGTCGGCTCCGACCAGTGCGCCGCCTGTACCGGAATACTTCGCAAGCGCCAGCTTTTCCTCTGGCGTCAGCCGGGACGGATCAATCTCGCCGGAATCGATGCGCGCCAAAAGAGACATGGCGGCCGCGTTGTCCTTCTTGCGCTGGGCTGGCTTGCGGTTCGGGTCGAATTCGTAATACTGCGCCGTCTGGTTACGCGGCGCCTGCGGCTCTTCGCTGCCTTCCTGCTGCTGTGCAACCGGTTCCGCGCGGGCGGCATGGGCGCCAAGATCGACGCGAATCTGGTTGGCTCTGGACGCCAGTTTCAGGCGTTTGACGGAGGCCAGCGGGCCGTCGCCGACATCCTTCAGGCCAACCTTGATCTTGGCAAGTTCGCCGACCAGCTTCAGGCGGGCCAGCAGCCCGCCGCTTCCGACGGCATCATCAAAGGCGATTCGATTCAGCATTTCTCGTTCTTCCTCATGCAAGTTCAGCGGTGGCGGCCATCATGGCGTTTTGGTAGGCACTCACGGCCTGCTCGAACAGGCTGACAAGCGCAGGGTCGGTTTGCTGGCGGTAATAGGCGGCCTCCAGTGAGTCGGCCAGTTCAGGCGCAAGAATGTCGGGTACGTTGCCGTCGATCACGGACTGGAACAGCGCCTGATCTACTTGCTTTTGCCGGTCTTCGGGCGAAACTTCTGGCGCGGCCTCCTGCGTAGCGGGCTCGCCCTTGCCCTTAATCTGCCCGATGGTCTTTGGCGAGAAGTGGAAATCAAGCTCGACGCCGGCGCTGATGAGTTCTTCGATGCTGATGTAGCCAAGCTCGCCGCCATAACCCAGGTCAGCCAAGCCGAAAGCCTGCTGGGTGCCTTTTCCTTCCATGTCCTTTTCGGTGATGTACCAGTCAGCAGCGCCCCTGAAGTAGTGGAGGTGCGCTACAGCAGAATCTCCCATTCCGTCCTGGTCGTAGGTCTTGGGCATGGCGGCGATGACGCCGGCCAGTTCTTTCATCTTGTCCGCGAAGAACTGCCATTCTTCGCCCATGAGTCCGGCGATCACGGCCTTGTTCTGACCTTCCGACATCCAGACGTTCATGCTGGTATCGGTCAGCATCTTGAGCGCGGACGCGCGATCTTTTGCCGGGCCTTCAATCGCCTCGGGCGCCGCGTTTGCTGCCTTGGTGGAAAACAGGGCGTCAATCATCGCTGCTGCATCCTCATCGGAATAGGTTGCCTCCGTGCCGGATGGGAATACGACACGCTGGTCGCCGGACGCGCCGACGAACACCATTGCCTTGCCGTCGCCGCCAATGTCGATACGCCCAACCACCTCCCCGCCCTTCTTGACTTTGCCGACATAGCCGTCGGAATCAATGCCGTCGAGCGAGACGGAATCGAAGCCGTCGCGTGGCTGGTTGTCGATATGCGGATACTTGGCTTTCATTTCAGGCGTGCGCAGCAGGTTGCGTGCGCCAGTGTGGCGAATGCGCTTGGTCAGGTAGTCGCTGATGGTGCGGGCGTCGTGGGCATAGTCGGCCAGGCGCTTGTCCTGCTCGGGCGTCAGGTCTGGAATGCCGGCCTTCCGGTTGATGGCGATGTCAATCAGGCTGCGCAGACGGCGCTTCGCCTCGTCCTTATCCATGATTTCACCGGACGCCGTCCATCCGTATGCCGACTCTGGAACCTTGGCAAACTTGGAATCCGATGCGATGAAGTCGCGGAAATACTGGAGCAATGCCTTGGTTGCGGAAATGGCTTGTTTTTCGACGCCAAGATAGGCTCCGTCGGCGCTGTCCAGTGTCGTTGATTCGGCCTCGAACAGCCCGCCGATTTCCTCTTCGCTCGGGCCGTAATCGGCCTCGGACAGAATTTCGATAGCCTCCTTGATGCTCCCTGCGACTTCGGCCTCAAGATCGGCCTGGCCGATGTTCCCCTCGACACGATTGATCGGCTCATTGGTCGCGGCAACGTCAAGGGCGCGTTCAAGCTCTGCAACGGCAGCGCTAACGCCATCCAGCGCCGCGCCGGAGAACATTCCCCAATCGACGCTGGCACCGTTGCGCTGGGCGGCCTGATCCATCGCCTTGGCCGTAGCGAACGGCGAGTATTCTGGCTTGTCCAGGTAGTCGGCGAGCCACGCCTTGAATTCGTCCGTTGCGCTGGCGAACTGGTATGCAGCATCGACGCTTGCGGCCTTATCGGCGCTCTGTTCAATGGCGCCGACCGATTCAAGCGCTTTGCGCAGTCCGCCAAATGCCATTGCCGCCTTCAGGAAGCCGTTGAAGCTGCGGTTGTTGACGTAGCGGAGAGCGCTTCCATTCTTCATGCCATAGATCGTGGCGGCACCTTTCTTGCCGGTGCCGGCCTCGTCGTATCCTTCGGCGAACTGGCGCAAAAGGTACTGCTGACCATCAACCACATCGGCGCCGTCTCGCACCTTCATACTCTTCAGCCAGCCCCAGGCATCCTTGACGCCTTCCTCAATCTTGCGAGCCTGCCACGCTGCATCTTTCGCAGCCTCAATCTCGGCGCGCTTCTCGGGCGTTATGCCTGCCCATTCGTCGATCTGTTTGGCGCGCTCCTTCTGGGTCTTTGCCAGCTTGAACCCTGCCGCCCGCTCGAAAATCTCCATGCTGGCTTTGTTGCTGTCGCTGCCAACGCCGGCCAGGATGCTGCGCAGCGCCTCGGCGTCCTTTTCATTGACGGCGGTAACGACACGGGAAACCCAGTCGCTACGCTGACCCATATCGATACCGTGCTTGCGATAGATGGCGCGGGCCGCGTCTTCCAGCGGGGCATCTTCTGGCAGGGCCGAAAGCTCCGCCTTGCCGGCCTCGATCAGCTTTTCCTTGGCGATGGCCTGAATCTTGTCCATTGCCTCTCGGTAGGCATCCATCGCCTTGCTTTGCGCCCGGAATTCCTCGGTTTCGGTGACGCCAGACAGGCGGGAATCCCATGTCTTCATGCCGGCGGCCTCCAGGGCATCGCGGGCCTTGATAATCGGCCGGTCGCTATTGGCGGCGCTTTGCAGCTTCTGAATTTCAGCCGTCGCGCTGGCGTTGTCGATGATTCCTTCCCAATTCACGGCGGCTACGGCGGCATTGACCATCGCAGCCTCTTCTCCCCATGCCTTGATGTAGGCGTCAATCAGGGCCTGTTCGTTTGAAGCAGAGGCGCCTTCTGTCGGAAGCGGCGGAAGTCCAAACCCCTCGCGCCAGCGGTTCTCGTTCTGCTCCTTGTCTCCAATCTTGGTTATCGCGGCATAGCTGCGCTCCATGTCTTCGATCATGCTTGCCTTGGTGTCGCTCTTGAAACCTGCGCCGTTGCCGTCAGCGGGGTTCATCTCCTTGCCGTTTTCCAAGACGCGAACGCCCCATACGCGCTGCTTCCCTTGTCTGATCTTGACGGCGAAAGCTTGGAATTTGACGGAGCCAACAGAGAACACATCGGGTGACCCATCCTGTTCGCCGGATTTCTGCGCCAGTTCGGCCAGCAGGGCATCATCATCGACGGCGCTCGGGGCGCTGGTGTCCTCTTCCACGGTGTAGCCGGCCTTGCGCAGTTGCTCAATGGTTGGCTCGGCATGGGCTGCAAGCACCTTGCCGCCCTCGGCGCCCGGCGTGGCGTTAATGATGTTCCATGCCTTTTCACCTTCCGGCGTATCCGGGAAGAACGACGTAAAGAGGCCGTCGGCGCTGTTGCGATAGGTGATGTCGACCTTCTGTTGCGCAGACCTTGCGGAGGCTTCCGGTACGACAGAGGCAATAGCCTTTTCAACGTCATCCGGGTGGTTTTCAAGAATCTTGTCGATGGCAGAAAACCGGCCCAGCTTCAGAGTAACAACCGTCACCAGCGACGGGCTTGCGCCTACTTGCGTGATCTGCTCTTCAGTCATGCCTTCGAGGATGGCGCGAGCCGCTTCCTCTCGCTTGGCAAGTGCAGCCTGCTCTTCGTCCGTCAGCAGCGTGCGGACTGGCGCAGTCTCGGCGGCCACTTTCGCCACTTCAAGTTCATGCTGCGCCGTCGCCAATTCGGTTTCCAGCGTGGTGATTTCATCCTTCAGCGCTTGGATTCCCTGCATACGCTCCGCGCGCTTGGTGTTGGCGCGCTGGAATGCCGGGCTGTTCTTCTCGGCAAGCCGAATAATGCGGCGTGCCACTTCGCGGACATTGAGGTCTTCGCCGCGCTCGGGCGCCACAACGATGGTGATGTCCTTCTTGTTCAGGAGCCACTTCCACGAGATAACCTCGTCACTCGCCGCCATCTTGTTCGGCGTCACGTCCGGGTTGTGGAAGAAGATCGAAACGGTTTGACCGTCGGATAGCTCGAAAATGGCTGCCACGTTGGCGACGCCGCGCTGCTTGAATGGATCGGTAACCTGCATGGCAACCGGCTTGACGGACTCGCCAGAGCGAACCATGACGCCCTGTAGAACCTCCATCTTCCGCTCCAGCTTGGCGTATGGCGTCACCAGCGCATCAAACGCCAGGGCGCCGTCGGCGTCTTCAATGATGTCCTTGGCGCTCACGGCGTCCAGCAACAGGCTTTCGCCAGCGTCTGATCGCCGGATTTCGTACAGCACTTGGTCAAGGGTCTGGTCGTAGGGCAGCGCTTCGCTGTTCCATTGCACTTTGCGGGTCATGGTTTCGAGTCCTTCGTGAGGGAGATTTTCAGCACGCAGCGGCCGGCGCATGTCTCCATTCTTGAGCCACCACTTGAGTTGAGAAACGGAGAGGGAAACGACGCTGGCGAGGCCATTCCAGCCGCGCTCGTAACTGTCCAGGTAGGCGCGCCGCGCGGACTCTTCGTCCGGGTAGGCAAGCATCACCTTGTGCTCGTCGAACTTTCCACCGACGTTCTGGTTGATGACGAATGCCGCCTGGGATTGGGGGTAGAAGCCGATGAAGCAATCAACGCAGTCGCCGTCGTTGCCTTTTGTGCCGTTGATGTAGCCGTAGTGGGCCGCCATCCGGCTTGCCCAGCGCTTTCCGGTCTTGGAATCGATCCCGGTTCGGTAGCTGCCGCGCGGCTGCTCGATGGCAATGGCCAGGCCGTAGATGCTGGCCCGGCCTACCTTGTAATTTCCAGAGAGGCATTGCGCCTCGGTCGGCGCCGGAATCGGGTTATCCCCGAAGGCGCCGCCGTGGGCAGCAGTCTCAATCTGTAGGAAGGTGGAATCGGCGCTCATGCACGGCATGGTATGCCGCGCGCAACCGCTCGATTGGCGGGGTTTTCCGCTTACGCAGCGGCGATTTGCCCGGCTGTCAGTCCAGATATTTCGGAGCGGACGGCGGCAATCGCCGACTTCAGCGCGTCGCGCTTGTAGGTGAGAACCTGCTCCATTTTTGGCGCTGCCGTGCGGATGCCGGCGGGCGGCTTCACCTTGGCCGCTGCAAGAATCTTCTGGAACTTCGAGCGGCCGGCGTCCATCGCCTGAACAATCTCAGCGATAGCCTTGACGTGATCGTCCTGATTCTTGATTGGCAGCACCTTGCCGTTCAGCAGCACCTGGAAAATGTCGCCGCTCTGCTTGATGCGCAGCACGACGGTCTGCGAGTCGGCAAAGGTGAGTGCCATTTCGCGGTAAGTGACGCCGGAGGATCGCTTGAGCGCAGACGGGATGTCCTGCTGCACGACGTTGGCGCCGGCGCGCGAGAAATAGCGGATGGCTTGCTTGGCCGCCTTGTCTTTGACCGTCAGGTCTTCGAAGCTGAAGAGTAGGTTTTTCATGGTGGTTTCCTTGGTGTGGCTATGGATAAATCATCCGTCGGCAAAAACATTCGGGCTCCCCGTCTGACAGGATGAGCCGCAATCAACAGGGTCTCCGATTCGCCCGGCCGCCATGCCATTGATGAACACGGTCGGGCTCCCCTCTGCCAGGTTTCCTCCATGCGGAACGCACACGCCGCACCCATGAGGCTGCCAATGGTCTCCAACTCGGTGCCACCCCAGCCCGTTCACAAAAACATTCGGCGATGCAGCCGCGTTCTGCCGACTCGGGTAGCAGCCGTGTCCAGTGCAAATATCGGTGTGTCTGTGTGCGGCCGGCATGGCTACGGGTTAAGGTCTATTCTCGGGGCGTTAATCACAATGCCGCTTGGCGTCAGGATTATCTCGGACGGCCCAACGGCAAGCCTCATCGTCCCGTCCGCCAGCAGTTCCATGTTGGCATGGTGCCAGCGCCGCCAGTCGGCAGAGTTTCCAGCCTGCGGGTTGCGGTAGCCGGTGATGATCGGATAACGCGGGTCGCCGCCGATGAACGCCACCCAGACGGTATCGCCAGGCGTAATTTCAATCTCAGTGGTGTTGGTTCCGGCGCGCGACTTGTCGCCAATCGGGTATTCGATTTCAGCTTCCGGCAGCACATCCCCGCCGTCAGTCAGTCCTGGGATTTCAACCCGGCACGTCCGGCGCGCCTGGTTGTAGGTCTTGACGATGGCAGGGTAGCGCCCAGGCATGAGTCCGTATTCCATCACCCCTCCAGGCTTCCCAGCCAAAGCCGGGTATAGGTGTTTCCGGCGCCGCCGTCATCCGTCCCGCTCTCGAAGACGTGCGCCGCCGTGATGATGCAAAGCTTGTCGCCGCCAACGAAATTGACAAGATCGCCGGCGACAATCTGCCCAGAAAAGTCGATTTTCGATGTCTTGCGATGCACCAGGCAGCGCGTCATATTGCGCAGGCGCTGGACATCCTTGAACGGCGCGTAGCGCACCGCCCTGGGCTTTTCTTGGTTGCCGAACACGAAGCCTGCGGTCTCGTTCAGAGAAAAGAACCACGGCACTTCGTGGCGCTCCAGGAACCCGCTATCAACATCATCTGATGCGTTGTTTGGAAGATCGAGAACCGGCTTCTGCTTAAACAGATCGGGCAGGCGGACGAATTGCAGGCGGCCAGACTTCCAGCGCACTGCGCCGCCTTCTTCCTGCAATACGCGGGCAATGTGGAACGTCGGTGTTTCTCCGACCGGGCAGTAGAAGCGCGGAACAGGGAAGTCAGCATCAACCGCCTTGATGGTCGCGCCGGCAGACCGGTAGATCGCGGACAGGGCCGCGCTCTCCTTGATGATCGCCCGACTGCGCACAAAGGCTGCGCTGTGACACGAATCAAGCATGGCCGTGATGCGGATCGCGGTCATTTCGCGTTCGCCTTGAGCGGCCCGGCCAACAGCCCTGACCGACTTCACGATGCGCAGCGAATCCCCGGTTCCAACAGAAACAAGCTGCCCCTCGGCGAGCCTCTTCTCCATGTCGTCGTCGCCGGCGCGGATTTCAGCCTCAAGCGTCACCGGTATGGGCGCCAGGTCGTAACGAAGCGCGGCCGACTTGATGAGGTCGCCGCGAATCTGCTTGCCGTCGGCGAGGAACAGGATCACGCTGCTACACCGTTATGATGGGGCGAAAGAAAGCCCGGTGCGGTAGCTCCGCCTCGAACTGGAGAATATCGGCCGCCACCTCGCTTGAGGATCGCCCGAAAACATCCATGCCAAGGCCACGAGAAGCCTCAAGCTGCAATGCCGTCTCGCGTTCGACGTACAGCAGGAACAGCGGCCGAATCAGCGCCCATTCTGAGTTGCTGATTTCAGTGTCGCCAGAAACGTCAGGCGCAGGCGATACACCCGCATGGGCGCGCAGTTCTGCATACCCGGCATAGAGACGGGTTGCAGCCACGGCCTGAGCAAGAACGGAAGGCCCGTCCAGCAGATTGCCAGCCGGGCGCTCGTTCGTTGCGAAGTTATCCGCCAGGGCGGAAAGAGTTGCCATTACCGGTAGTCGCCGGAGTTACCAGGAACGACTTCGCCGAAGTAGTGGTAGAACAGCGTGCCGGAGAAGATCAGAATCTGGGAACGGTTCTCCCAATCGCGGTCTGGCGCGTCAAGCTGGATGAAGCAATCGACGATGCGCTTGGCCTTCAGGAACTTCTGAGGCGTGCCCTCGTAAATCTTGGCATTGAACGTGCCGCCCTTGGCGATCAGGCTGACCATCATGTTGTCGATGCTGCCAGCAACGGTCTCCATCATGGAAATCTGGCCCTGCTGCGCGATTTCGACTTGCTGCGGCTGCCACATTTTGGCGCCCATCGGCGTGGGAACTTCGATTTCACCAGCCGGCGAAATCTCAGGCCAAGGCGCCTGCTTGCACAGCAGGTAGTTCTGTTCGAAGCCCTCGATTTCGAACGTGAAGTCACTGGAAACAACCTTGGCGCCAAGCGCCTTGGTCGTGTCGTAAAAGCCTTTGAGGTAGGCGGCATTGGAAACGGTCATGGCATGTCCTTTCGGTGGATAGGTTGCTTCCCTGCACTGTATTGCACGGCATTTGGCTCAATCGGCGTGTTTTCCGGGCCTTCCTGGCAGGACTTGACGGCCGCCTCAAGCTCGGTTTCGTATCCCTGGCGCTGGCTCCGCTCGGCGCGCAAGGCTTTCATCTGCTCCCAGATTCCTGAGCCGACAGGGAGCGAATCAACGGCAAGCGCAGGGCGATCAGGAATCGCCACCTTGCACGGAACCGGCACGGGCACAAGAACCTCTTGAACCTTTGGCGCCGTGGATACACACCCAGACAACGCCACAGCCATCACGACGGCGATTGCAATCATGCGCATAGTCACCTTCCCCTCTCTTCTCTAAGTTCGATGTCAAACGCTTCTCGTGCAGCGGTGCATTCATCTGCGCCATGCGGCAACTTGAGACCCATGATGGCCGTTGCCTTGCTCTTGAACGTGGCTGACTCGGCCTTTGCCTTGGCGATGGCGATGTCCGCCAGGCGCTGGCGCTCTGCCGAATCGGCGCGCAGCTTGTTGATGGCGTCGTTCTGGCGCTGCGTTGCGCCGGCCAGTGCGTTGTATGCCGTCTCGAATTCAGCCGCGCGATCCTCTGCGGCCTTTGCCCGCGTCTCCAGCTTCTCGAGCTTCGGCTGGTAATAGGCTTGCGTGGCCTTGTGGCCTCCCCATGCTCCGGCTCCGGCGATGACAGCAATAGCCGCCAGCCATAACAGCCAGCGGTACGGCGCTGGGATAAGTGCGCTTGCGATGCTCATTTCACGGACTCCGGTAGGTCGGGAAGCGGTACGGTTTGGCCTGCCAGCTCGTGCGTGCAGTCGCTCAAGAACTGGATTTGGCCGTTGGTGACAAATGAATGGCAGATGCCGCACGGCCAAGGCCACGGCCCTTCGTCCGGGTATCGTTCTTGGTAATCGCAGGCACAATCACCGGGCTGCTGGCCTGGGTTGCAGTAATGCCCGGTTCGCACCAGCACGGACGGCGTGAAAGTCGGATTATCGGCGTTGCCGTTGTAAGTCCAGCCAGGCCCAGCGCCGTCGCCAATGCGAATCGTGTGAGTGTCCTTGCAGCCTGGGCAGTAGAACGCCACGCGGCCGCCTTCGACGGTGCGTAGCTTGCTGGAAATGGCGCACATGTCAGCCATCCCCAAGGCACTGCCGGTACTCTTCCTGCCGGCGCTTTGCCAGCCCGCCGCAGAGGCGAGCATTCTCAGGCGCTGCGCAGTTCTTCCCTTGGAAATATGTCCAGCGCAGAATTTCTCCGCATGCCCCCTTGTAGTCGCCGGCGTTCAGTTTCTTGACGATCCCAGACCGGCAGAATGCAGCGGAGCCGACGTTGTAGGAGAAGCCGACAAAGGCGTCGTACTCGTGTTGGTGAAGCGGGACGGTGACGCATTGCTTCAGCGCCCCCTCGAACTTCTGCACATCGGTCAGTGCGCGCGCCAGGGCCTTGGGCGGTGTAATCGTGTCGCCCATCTTGACGCCGCCGGTCGTGCCAAAGCCGATTGTCGGGACATCGCCCTTGACCGGGATGACGGCGCGGTCGGTGTAGCCCTCCTGCATGACGAGGCCAACCAGGGCAGCGGCGGATAGGGTCAGCGCAGCAAGCGCGTTGCGCGGTCGGTTCATTGGTGCATCCTCGGCTGTGAGACGACGCGGGCGACTGCGGCGCCAACTACAGCAACAAACGACAGTGAGGCGAATAGGTTGCGCGGAAGCACGTCGATAAACAGCGGAAGAACAACCTCCGCCCCCGACAAAAGGGCGGCGATAATGGTTAGGCGAAAACTCCACGCACGGCGCGCGATCTTCTTCCAGTCAGGCAGAAGCTCCATCAGTGGCCTCCGTTGATCTTGGAGACGATCCCAGCCCACACGGCGGCCGCCAGTGCGGCAGCGGCAACGCCGAAGAAGGCCAGCATGCCGTGGTCGGCAACCTTGCGAAGGCGCCGGCCAAAACGAAGGTCTTCCCGGAATTCCTCGACGCTCTCCGGTCGGTCAATATCCACACCAAGAATGGCGAATACCTTCTTGACTGCGGAGTCGGCGGCATCTTCCGATGCCTGCTCTGCATGATGGCAAAGCCCCCCCGTCTCGGCGTCGCATGAGGCTAGGCGTCTCATTGGTTTTTCTGCCATCACCGAGACCTCGCTACCGTCTTGGCGACTATCCCGCATGCGCGAATCACGTCATTTAGACGATTCACGATGGCTGCCTGTGTTTTCAACTCGGACTCCCTTCCCCGCTTCCACTCTTCGAAGGGCTTTCCTTCGAAGAACTTCCTTGCCGTGCTGGCCTGCATAGCCAGCGCGTCGGTTAATGATGTGTGGGAATATAGGGCGAGACTAGACGCCAGATTCGTGAGGTTTTCCGACCAACTCGCGCGCCATTCCAGAGAGGCAGGTATGGGCCGGAAATCGGGCTGGCGGCAAATTGCTTGCAGCCCCTCCTTTCGGCATAGCCACGATGCCATCCGATGTGAATTCGATCCTGAAAAGGTGATGCAGCTTGTCGCGCCCGATCATGTACTTGGTCATGAGTGCGGCAAAGTCGCTCTCCGGGAAGGCAGACATCACGCGCATTCGGCCAACCAGGAACTCATCAAAAGCGCCTTCGCCGTCCGATGCGTCTGGAACACTCTCGCCGGAGCGCACCATCTGGCACGCCATGCCGCCCAGCAACCAGTGGAGCCGGCCGGAAATTCCCTCAGCCTCGCCGGTCATGCGCTCGATTGATTCGGCCATTGCGCCTGTTAGGTGCCGGATGTGCCAGACATCGCCTCCGACCTCGCCAATCTCAACCGATGCGGTCGCCGTCGGGATGTCGGATGCGCCGTCCAGGTAATCGGAGTAGCGCCCATCCCCCAGGGAGAAGTCCGGGCCATCCTCTGCTGTCGATGCCAGGTAGTGACAGACGGCGAGCATGCGCTCCTGTACCGTCCAGTGCGCCGGGTCTTCAATGCCCTTGGATGTCTCAACGGCGCGTCGCAGGAAAGCCGTGCATGACGCCTCTTCGAGGTGCGCCGGCATGGCGGCAATGGCAATCGATTCGCCAATGGACAGTTCGCGCAGTTGTGCCGTCAGGCGCCTGGTGCGTAGCGGGGGGAAGTGGATCATGATGGCTTGCTCCTGTTACAAGGATGCCGCTCTTGCCCAGTCGTTTCGATCCAGGGCGGTGAGCGTGCAAAGGGTCATTGGAATTGCCAGTTCGACGTAGCGGCCGTTCTTATCGACCGGCGAAGTCATCGGCTGCCCGATGGACTCAATCACCAGTGGCGAATAGATGCGCCCCTTGTATTTCATGGCGATGCGGGTAGGCGACTTGGAAGGCATCAGAGCCTCGACATAGCCCATGTCGCCCTTTGCCGTCTCGGCGGCGCGCGCCAGAACGGAGCCGTCTTTCGATAGCTCGATTGGTAGAGCCCACTCCATGAGCTTGTTAAATGGCGCCTCGACCTCCTTCATGGAGTCACGCCAGGCCCGGAACAGCGCCGTGACTTGAATCTTCACCGGCGGCATGCCATTGAACACCTGGGTTGAATTCAGCTTTGTGATGCCGGTTCTCCCCTCGAACTGCGCGAGGAAATCGTTCGATTTCTGCTGCGCCCCGCCTTGCTCCTTCTGTTTGCCCATGACCGAATCGACAATTGGCTGCAACGCCCCTGATTGCAGCATCGCCATCAGCGCCGGCGCTTTCGATTCAGGCCCGGCCTGCTCGAATGGGCTCTGCCAGTTCAGCGCGATTTCCATGTTCGCCTCAGTGAGCGGCGCGAGCACGGTCTTGGGGTCGGTCTTGCCTGTCCGCCCCCAGGCGTCGTCTCCCGTCTTCGTCACCTCGTAGAAGCTGGCGATCAGGTGCGGAGACAGCCCGTCCCAGAGAGAGGAAAGGGTGTTTGCATCAAGGCTTGGCATGTTCGTCGTCATGGCAAAAAATGGCGCTACCGAGAAGCAGCGCCATTTCCCCGGTTAAGGTTGCAAGGGTGGTCAGATGCCCATCTTCCGGCGCATGCGCATGGACTTCATGCGGCGCATCATCGCGCCCGCAGAATGGCTCTTCATGCGTGCCTTGCGGATGGCGAGCTTCTGCTTTGCGGAGAGTCGCACCGTGCCGGAAATGCGCTTACGGATGCGCATCTTCTTGCCGCCGCGAACTGCCATCTTCATCTTGTAGACGGCATCCAGGGCGGGCTCCTGGTCGGACTCGCTGAAAACGAAGCTGTCGATTTCGGCGCTGGCCTCGTCGTCGCCTTCCGGCAGCACAGAGGCAACCAGATCACGCACGCGGTCAGCGGCTTCATCGTCCCAGTCGTTCAACAGTGCGCCGGCGTCCTCTTCGGTTGCGCCGCACTTGACCAGATAGTCCCAGGCCGCATTGAGTGCCACTTCCAGCACGCCCTGTTCGTCCTCGGTGATGTCGCCATCCTTGTTGGCATCGGCAATACCCACCACGAGGGCCATCAGGCGGTCTGCGTAGCTCTCGCCGTCGTCCAGATCGTCGGTTTCCGCCCATTGCTGGACGGCAGATACCGCAGACATGGTGATGTCGGCGATGGTGTAGTTGTCGGCCCCTGCGAGCGCCGGCTCTTCGCCGGTGGAATCCAGGGTCTTGGTAGCATCGCGGCGCTTCATCGCCCCGCGCAGCAGTTCGGTCATGCTCATGTTTCTGTCCTTTCCTTTTGGGAGGGGTTAGCGAGTCAGCGTCTGGGTGACGAAAATCTGGCGGACGGTGCCGTCGTAGCGCAGCCAGTACGAGCAATCCATCCGGTCGTAAGGCCGTACCTCATTTGGGCGAACGTCGAACTTCCACGCCTTGCCGTTCATTTCAGGCGCGCTGGATGGAACCAGCCAGCCGGAAGACTCGGCGCCCTCGAAGAGCTCGACCAGGAAGTCCTGCATGCGCTTCACGGCTACCTGCATCGGCAGTTGCAGCATGTCCTTGCCGGCACGAGTGACGGCATCGTCGATGCTTGTGGACATGTCGGCCACGGAAATCAGCTTTTTCAGGCTGGATTCAACCAGGGCACAAGTCAGGGAGTCGCGGAAGACGTAGCGGCCGCCGCCGGTATAGACCTCGTACATCACCGGGTTAATCTTGGCGCGGGCCAGGGCGTTCAATTCCTGGTCGCGCGGCGAATAAACCTGGGTCATGCGAGTGCGACGGATAGGCCACTCGCGGCCGGCGATGACGTAGTTCTTCGGAGCAAAGCCCTTGGCATTGGTCTGAGCGTTGCGCAGGCAGGCGTAGGCGATGTTCAGCGTGGCCGTGCCAAGATGGCCCTTCGGATTGATGCCGGTTGGGTCGTCCGACTTGATCGGAGACCAGAAGGCGTGCATCAGGTGGGCCGTCATGCTGGCGCCCATGTTCAACTGCTCAACGAAGGTGATAGCCGCTTCCGGGTTCAGGTTGCCAGGGATGTCGAAACGCAATTGACGGTTGGTGTCGAACGCCAGTTGCGCCAGTTGCGCCAGAAGTGCCGGCGCCTGGGTTCCGCCCGACGAAATGTAGGCGTAATTGAACGGGGTGTATTGCAGCTTCTCACGCGCAGCCATGTAGTCTTGCGTGGTGTAGCCGGTGCCACCTTCCGTGAAGCACACCAGGACGGCGGACTTCGCCCACTTCTCTTGCCCATTCACGTCGTAGCCATAGGCCGGCGATGCGGGATCGACCGTTGCGCCGGCGCCGATGGTGCCGACTTTGATTTCGACCGCATCAGTCAGTGCCAAAGCAACGTCAGGCAGGTAGGCCGAGTTGCCGTAATCGTCCTTGGCTTCCGGGTTCAGAGAGCCGTAGAACTCGTAAAGCAGGACACCATCCTTGTCGCGGATGCGTAGTGTCAGCTTGTCGTTTGCCGCAGCCACGCCGCCGACCTTGTTTTCATCTGCCCGGTATTCGAGCTTGATACCATCGTTGTAGCACTCAAGGTGCTTCACGGCGAACAGGTACGGCGCGACGGGATCGGTTTCCGATGCTGCAAAGGTGACAGCCTTGGTTTCTGCATCAACCGTGGCGACAGCCCACTTGATGATGGCGGCGGAGGTGGTCAGGCGCTGGACAACGGCCTCATAGGCGCCATTGTTCAGGGCTTCGACAACATGCACCCAAGCCTCGTTGAGGGCAGAGACGCGAATCTGCTCACCCTTGCCGAGTTTCTTGAACACGTTGCCGCGATCAACCTTGAAAGGCTTGTCGATGCGGCCACGAGTGGCCCGCATCATGATGCCGAAGACCTGATCGGCGTTGTCGGCTACCGGAATCTCGGAGTTATCGCGCAGCGGATTAAGCTGCACGCCGGATTCGGCGCCAAGTTGTCTCACAAAAGCGGTACTCATGGCCTAGCCCCCTTACTGAGCTTGCGTTTCGGTGGTAGCAGCACCGCCGGTCTTGCCCTTGGTGGGCGCGACAACCGCAACCTCTTCGATGGTCAGCGCCAGTTCGTAGCCATTCAGTTCGGCAATCTGCTCGATGCTGGATGCCAGGCGCTGGAACTGGTCTTCGCTTTCGATGGAGACCTCTTTTTGACGGCCTGCCTCGTCGGCGCAGTGGCGAAGATGCAGCCCTTCCACCTCGGGGAACACGGCATTGCGCGGCATGTGGTTCGTCACCACAACCTTGAACGGGTACTTGACCTTGGCGAACTCCTTTGCCACCAGATCATTGGCGTCCTTCCCGGTGAGGGAAGGAGCGCCCAAATCGACTTTACGGGTCATGTTGGTTGCTCCTTATCCAGCCCGATTACTTCAGGTTGGTGATGTTGATGAGTGCGCAGCCCAGCGAAGACGGGCCGTGCGGATTGACTGCCGTGAAGTTGCGGGCGTAGAAACCAGCGCCCTGCTTCAGGTCAGCCCCAACAGACAGCGGGATCACGGTCGGCGGAACGGCATCGCCCAAAATGAACGGGTTGCGCGTCACGTCGGTAGCGCGGCCAACGCACAGGATTTGCGATGCAGTTTCGCTCTCAGTGATGCCCTTCGGGGTGTAATAGACCTCGAACCGGCCAAACAGGCGGCCGATGCGGAAGATTCCGGGGCGCTCGGCGACGCCGGACGGCTCGAAAATCTCGCGCGGCAGCGACATGAACTGAGCGGCGACGTTCTTACCGACGTACAGATGGGTGATACCGTGATTCATGGTATCCAGCGCCATCTGCTGTGATGCGGCAGCCAGGACATGGCCGAAATCAAGCCAGAGCATCGCGCGGTTCATCTGCGGAGAACGTGCGGCCCACTCGAAGTCGTAATCAACTTGGTTGTTGGCGGCCAGGCGGCGAGCCTTAGCCAGAACCTCGTAGTGACGCTCGTTGGCGAACTGCGCCTGAATGGCAATCACGCTCTCGCTGTACGGATCGAGGCCCAGTTCATTCGCCATCTGAGTACGGCTGTCGATGGTCTGGTGAGTGGTTACGCGCCAGGGCTTGGCGTGCAGCTTGTAGGTATTGACCGCCGTGATGATCGATGGGGTCAGTTCCGGGGCGCGCTCGTAGTCGATGAAGCCCTCAACGACGACCGGGATAGTGACGGGCATGGCCGGCGCAGTGGTCAGGGCATAGACGCCGGTATCGGTGTTGATGGTGCCGCCGATAACGTAGTTGGTGCCGGCGATGGTGATATTGCCGGACACGGGCGAGTTGCCGGAACCGGTCGAATCGACTTCCTTGGCAGCCAGAACGCCATTCACATAAACCAGGGAGCGGCCACGCAACAGCTTGACGGCAGCGGCGCCGGCGTCGCAGGTTTCGTCGGTCGTCTGGATCGTGGTCAGCTTGCCGGTGACGGCGCCAGTATCGACAACCGGCATCGACTTGTTGATGCGGGACGAGGACACATAGGTATTGCCCGACAGGGAGCCGTCCATCAGCCCGCCCTCGGCATAGCGGCCGTAGGTATTGCCGGCGTTGTGGCTCATGATGGCAAGAACTGCCTCATTGGAACCGATGTCGGCAGGCAGGTAGTGGGCGAACGGGATGGCATCGCCCATTGCGGAGAGAATTGCCACAATGGCGCGGTTCGGCTGCAATGCCAGGGCGTCGTGATGCGCGGAGCTTGCGGAGTCCAGGCTGAACTTGCGGCGCGCGGAGTCCGTGGTGGCAAAGGCCAGGTGCAGGGCCTGCTCGATCACGTCGGCAGGGGCTGCAATGCCGTGCTGGGATTCGTAGGCGGAAACGCCATCGAGAATCGCGCGGGTGACGAGTGCTGCATCATCGCCCTTGGCTTCATCCAGAACGACTTGCAGGGTCTCGGGAACCTTGACGCCGGAATTCTGGTTGCTCGCGGTCGCAATGAAGTCTGCGGCAGCGGCGGAATCGAAGGTGCCAGCCTTGACGGCATTGTCCTTCAGGTTATCAACGAACTGGGCTACCTCGGCGGTTTCGCGCTTGAAGTAATCCTGGTGGATGCGCTTGGTCATAATCGTGAGTCCTTTCGGAAAGTTCAAACACAAGAAACGCCGGCTGGTAGCCGACTTGTGTGTATTCTGAAAGGCTGAAAACTGACCAAACGGGGCTTTTTCCGGGTTTGCTGCCCCGCCTCCGACTACGGCAAATCAAGGTCTCCGCGCCGGTTGCACACATACCGCGTCACGAATGGCGGGATATTGACGGTGGTCTCGGTGCCAACAACCTCATACGCCAGCCTCACGTCATCCGACAGAACGAGGTAGATCACGTCTCGGTTGCGGATGTCGAAGAACCCAGGCATGCCGGACGGCTCTTCTGGCTCCACGAGAAAGCGGAATTCGGCGCCACTGCCGTTATTCGCATCCTGGCGATCCATCATCGGCGACGCCATGAACGCCTCTGCCTGCAATGCGTACCCGTTCCCAAGGTGGTCGTACTCGACAGACTCTTCATCCTCGGAGTCCAGAACGCCAAGCCCGCCCATCGTTGGCAAGCCGCCGACGGGCTCGCCTCCGGTGCGTGTGACGCGCTTCCTGAATACCTGGCACTCCCATGTATTCGGGTGGTTGATTACGACGTTGCGCGCCATGCGATTCACGGCGCTTGGTACATTGGTGAGCATGCCTATCCTTTCAGTGCGGCGGCGATTTTTTCAGGCGTCATGCCAAGTCGGCGTAGTTGGGCAAGCAAGTCTTCCGTCGTGATTTCGCCTTTGTCGATCTGCGCCTCAAGGCGCCTGGTCGCTGCCGGCTTCTTTGCTTTCGAGCGAGGCGCCGCCTTTACTGCCGCCTTTGCTGCACGGCGCTCCCTAGCCTTTGCAGCCTCTGCCTTGCGCTGCTCGCTGGTCTTGATCTTGGTCGCGCCTTTGGCGGCTGCCGTCTCTTCCGCCTCGCTTTGTGCGGCCCGAATTCTCGCGCTGCTATCGGCTGAAGCCTGCAACTTCTCCATGTGCTTCTCAAGGAAGCGCAACACGGCGTTCGATGACTCTATTTCCGTCATCACGCGCAGCACATGCTTGCAGGCAACCCCTTTCAGCCCTGGGTTGCGAATCTTCGGATAGCCCCACTCCTGCCGGCCAGCAGCGAATCCGCCGATAGTTGCGACATAACGCAGGAAATAGCGATGCCGCCCGCAATCGCAGTCGAATGACAGCTTCTGTTTCCTGAGCCAGTTGGCTACCTGCTTTGGCGACTTCCTGTCTTTCGCCTCGGTGGCCGCCAGCTTCTGTCCGGCTTCCGCGAAGGCGTTGAACATCACAACGACGTGGTGCCGCGTTACATCCGAATCCTTGCCGGCGTTGGTGATGAATCGAACCATGCCATTTTGGGCGGAAACCGGGATTCCGGTCGTGATTTCCTTACGCGCCTTATCGATGTCGCTTGCCGCATCGCCAGGCTTGCTTGCGGCGTACCGAAGCGGCTGAGACGCGGCCATGTCGATTACTTGGCGGGCGGTGATCCCCTTGCCGCCCTTGAATCTCGTCTGCGCAAGGCGCATGTTGTGACGGAACGTCGCCAGGTCGTCAGCGGTTATCGGCCTTGCTTTGCCGCCTATCGTGGTCATCAGGACGCGGCTTGCGTCCCACTCACCCTGAACCTCGTTCTTGGTCAGGATGACAGATTTAGGCGACGATTCGGCCTCTTCCCGCTGCCTCTTGTCGGCTGAGAACCGGCCTTTCGCCTCGCCGACGTGGCCCCTTACCTTGCCAAGCCATGAATCGGCCATGCGTTACCCCTCGGCCCAGGTGGGCGCGTAGTCTTCTCGGTATCCTGGGATGGACTCAAAGCCGGTTCGGCGCTTGATGGCGTAAAGCTGCCCTTCATTCGGCAGAACAATGCGCTTCTGTGGCAGCGGCTGATCTACGGTATCAAGCCCGGCGGCGGCCATGACGGCAAGGAACTCGTCACGCCGGCCATAGACGCGCTGCGACACCAGCGTCAGGTCGAAAGCCTCATCCGGCTTTGTCTCATAGAAAATTGCCGTGGTGTCCCAGGGCTTGGTGCTCTCGGCGAACTTGCGCACTTCCCGGTAGAAGGACTTGGCCGCTCGGGTGTCTTTTTCGATCATTCCCGGTCACTTCCCACGATATACCTTGTGCCAGGTGTCCCAGAATTCAGCGGCGACATCAAGCGGAAGAACGGTCGCTTTCGTGAGCGCCTCGATCCATGCGCCGGCGTACCAATGAGCAAGCATGTCAGCCCCTTTCAGATTGTAATGACGCCGCCACGGGTCAGGAAGCGGAACGATTCGGCCATCTTCACGGTGCGCTCCACCGTATCGGAGCGGGTTGCATGTAGACACGTCGCCAATGCGGCAATCTGCCCACAGGTGACGCCCTCGGCAATGCGGTATTTCGGCCCGCCGGCGTCGATCCCGTCTTTCTCTATGGCCTGATCCGGGTTTGCTCGCGCCGCACGGTCAGCGAACGCGATGCGCGAACTCTTGCCATCAGCGGCGATGCCGGCCTTCAGGGAATAGAACGCCGATATGGCGCGCATCAGGTCGGCATCGGTAAAGAGCTCGTCGCGCGGGATGTCCTGATCGTTGGTCAGTACGATGCAGCCAGACCGGCGCTCAGTTCGATAATCCGCTTCTGCCCCGACAACCAGGACGCGGGCGTCAGGGTCATAGGCTGAAAACAGGCTGCACGGGCGGCCTCCGTAACCGGTGAAGGTGGCCTGAATCTGGATCACAGGTCGCGCTCCCCATTGACGACGTATGGCCTGACGACGACGGAGCCGCCGTTATCCCCGCTCTCCATGCTCTCGGCGTTGATTTCCTGCACAAGCGGATAGCCTGCCGGGTCTGCTGTGCCTGGCGTGCCCTTGCCGTCGTTCGGCTGCCCCTCGGCAGGCGCGTCGAACAGCGGGATTTCGGCCTTCAGGGTGATGTCGATGGCGAGGATGGTGAGATTCTTCGCCTCGGTCTGGATTGACATGGCCGGAGCGTCCGGCGACTCGACCTGTACCGGCCAATCCATCGGCTCGCCGGCGAAGTTGTATCGCGCCGTGAATCGTCGATTCGGCACGGCATCAAGGAACAGCAGGAACTGAGCGGCAATGGAGCGGGCGGACGGCTCGTCATGGGCGAATATGCAAATCTGCGCCCGGATGTCACCGGCGACGGCGCGAACACCGAAAACGCGCTCCTTGTCATCACCGGGAATCATGACCATGACAGATTCAGCTACCTGGCGGGTGAAGTCTCGCCCTGTCGGCGTGTAATCCTTGGCCATTGCAACGATGATGACTGGCATGTTCGCCGGCTTGGTTGCGGCGCTGTCCGTGTCGTTACGCTGCCAGCTTGAAAGCATGTCCTCGGCCGTGTCGATCATCCGGGATGGCGCCCAAACAACGCTCTTTGCCAGGCCGCGCGTGACGTACCCCTCCAGCGCCTTGGTGGTTGGCACGATGGAGGCGTAAAAGCCCCCCATGTATTCGCCGAACGCGGCTTTGACTGGCTGGAGCATTGGCAGTTACCGGGTAAATTTGCCCAGCAGGCGGTCGTATAGCGGCTGCTTGTCCGCCTTCGCCTCCTGGGGCTCGATGAACGACGGCAGCGAGGCGGTGCGGAACAGAAAGGAATCGCGCTTGATCCGCTCCACTGCATCCAGGGACACGGCGACAGGCAGAACAGAGACTGAATCTAGCGCGTTCGAGTCGATTCCCTTGGCGGCGAGCATGGACAACAGGTGCTCATTCTCGGCGCTCAGGCGTTCGATAACATCGTTTGCGCGCTCGCGCTCGCCATTGGCCGAATCCAGCAGGCGCATGACGCCACGTAGCTGCTCGTCGTAGACAGCCGCCTCGATGTCGTCAAGCGTCATTCCATTCACATCGTCCAGGGTGTAACCCCGGTTGGTGGAATAGTTTGGCTCCAGAACGTAATCGAACCCGAAGAACTCCGGGCGCGTCTGATCGATTGCCGACGAAAATCCGCCGGCTCGGCTGGAAAACAGCTTGGCGGCAACCTGGCCGGAGTCCGTTGAAAGGAATTCCGCCTTGTGCTCGATGGTGCCGTCGTCGTGCGCCTTCAGAAATGTCGTGACAAGCGCCGGCTCAACCAACGACGGGCGGCCGGAGTCCATGCCGCCCTCTTGAGGCACCATGCCGAATTTGATGCGCGGCCAGTGGCCGTAGTAGCCCAGCATGTCGCGGTTCTTGACGCGCTCCTGGCAGGCTGGGCCATTGATCGCAGAAACAATGGAGCGAATGTTGAAATTACGTTCCTTGCCACGGTACTGGCGGCCACGGTCTTTCAGGTTGTAGGTGATGATCTTGGTTTCCATGCGCAAACCTCCTTCTTTATGCGATGGTAGGCGGCGGCTGGCAGCAATCCGGGGCTGTTTTCCGCCTCACACGTCGGCAAGCAGGCTATCGGCCTTCGCCATGACGGATTCGGTCAGTCCGCCCGACTCGCCTCCAATGTTCTCGCTCACGATGTAGCTGGCGTTCTCCAGGAAGGCGAAGCACACGGCGTCCCAAAGGTCAGGCGATCCAAGGCCATCCCATTCCGTTGATCCTTTCGGCGGAACGCGAATCCGCCCCTTCTCGGTGAATGTCTTCGGGATGCGCGAAGACTGACCCAGCATCACGTTCTTGTAGTCCTGGGTGAGAATTGACAGGCGCCCATCCTTCGCCGCACGCGCGGCCTGGTGCATGGCTTGAGCTCGCAGATTGAGGTATCTGTCCTTGTTCAGCTTCTTGAAACACGGGTTGCCCCAATTGACCCGGTGCACAACCTTGCCCATGTCCTCCAGGTCTTGGCAGACGTTGATACCAAGGCCGCCGGAGTCGATTACGTTGGTCGGGTTGCTCAGATCGGCTCCGCAGTCCGCCAGGGTGGATGCGAACATGTTGGAGCGAATCTTGTTGGTCAGTACCGGAATGGCCGCCACCTCGACGCGCCGGGCATCAGGCCCGATGTCGCCATAGCCGATCACGCGCGCCACTACGCACGCCGATTTGTCGCGCAATCCCTCGCCAGATGCGATGTCGCCAAGCACAAACCAGCCGAAATTCTCGTCGTCCTTGATGATCCGGCCGCGCCGGTACATCGACTCTGCAACCTTCAGGCTCATCATGTGCTTTGACGAGTCTTGCGGGAATCGGCCCAGCAGTCGGACGTTGCGCTCGTCGTCGTCGTATGAATTCCACAACTCCAGCAGGGAGTCATCGCTCACAAAAGGCGAGTCGAACGAGTCGAAGACAAGCGGCGTCCATTCCCCGCCGTTCTGGATGGCAAGGTCGTTGTGGGTGCGGTAGAAGAAGCCGGCATTGCGGGTCGGCTGGCTGGTCAGCAGCATCCGGTTGTGCTGCTCAGTCAGGGCGCCGGTGAGCGTGGTCAGCACGTTGTCCGGCAGTGTGGAAGCCTCGTCTCCGATAATCAGCAGCCATTCGCCGTGCCGGCCTGCCATCTTGTTGGCCGTCTTCTCGTTTGCCGTCTTGCTCTCGACGAACCAGACCTGTTCAAAGCCGATAATGCGGCAGGTCGCGTTCGCCAGGATTTCGACATGATCCGCAACCCATCCATGCGGGCCGCGCCGGATGCGCTCCAGGGCGACGCCGATTTCCTTCCAGAGCGTGGCCTTCAACTGATCCATGTCGTTCGCTGTCAGCAGCGTGACGGACATCGGGTAGCACAGCAGATGCCACAGCACGATATTGGCGATGCTGGTCGTCTTGCCGGTGCCGTGCCCGGACGCTACTGACGTGCGGGATCGTGACGCCGAAACGCAGGTGAAAAGCTCTACCTGCTGGTCGGACGGGTCAATTCCCTGCACCTCGCGGGCGAAACGCTCGGCGCTGCCGGAGTATTCCTTGCAAAACTCCAGCCAGCGCGGGTCTTCTGGAAGCAGCAGCGGCTTAGTCGACATCCTGCCCCGCCTCGATCACGATACCCAGGCGCTCGCGCCGGTTGGTCAGCATGGCCGCCTTCTCGGTCGAACGCTTCAGCGAAGCCTCGAACAGTTCCTTGAGCACTTCCTTGGGCGGGAAGATATTGAGGTTGATGTCCTCCTTCACCTCTACCTTGTCCTTCCACTTGTGAGGCTGGCGGTTCTTCAGCCAAATGAAGGCCGCGCCCGTGTCCGGCGGGTAGTGCTTCACGATGTCGGTGACGGTAATCATCCCCTGGAAGTTGCTGATATGCACATCAGGGTGCGAGTAGCCAAGGGCGCGCTTGTACAGGCTTTCGGCCACGGCGGCATCAGCAGAAGCCTTGCCAGCCTTTAGGGACTGCAAAAATTCCGGGTAATCTTCCTTCCAGGTGTTGATGGTTCGCTCGCACACCTCGAAGAAGTCAGCCAGTTCCGCGTCAGTCGCGCCCAATAGGCACAGCTTGTACGCCTGCTCGACATACTCATCACGGAACAATGTTGGCCGCCCAACAGATCGGCGCTCGGGCTCTTCGCCCGCTATGGCTTCCTCGTTAAAGGTTTCTGATTCGATGGTTTCCGAAACCTTGGCATGGTTTCCCTGAGAAACCTTGGAAACCTTGCTCGATTGGGTTGGCTTGCTGGGCTGCCGGGCCTTCGCTGCCTTTGCCGCTGCCGCCTTGTGCTTGCTTTCTGCCTTCGATGCGCCCTTGCTCCACCCATCCCGTATCGCAACCTTGCGCACGGCCGGCGCAGATACCGGCAGGCTCAGTTCTTCGACCAGCCAGGAATACCCATCACGGGAGTCGCCCTCCCAATGCTTTCGCACGTCCGCCCATTGCTCGGGCGTGAGTTTGGGTTTTGCTGCCATACCCCATACCTCTCTCAAATCGTCAGGCTTAGTTGATTCGTATCGGCGGCGGCGATGGAGCATTCAAGCCGGAACCGCGTCATCTTTGCCTTGGCGTTCTTGGCGGCATCGGCAGCGCGCCCGATTGATCCGGTCAGCCTGCTACCGGCTTTCATGTCCTCGAATTCAGGGTTGAGCTCAATGAACCGTTCCAGGGCGGCGCCGGTCTCGTCAGAAGCAGCGAGCATCGTGGCAATCGCCTCTTCCATTGCCTCCACCTTGTTGTGCAATTTTCGCAAGGTCTCCATGTCTCGCCGGCGGGCCTTTTCCCACGTATCGAACAGCCACGCGGAGGTTTCGCGCTCCTGAGTCATGCGGGAACCGGCCTCCCAGTCATCGGAGCAGCCAAACAGGTAGTCGATTGAAACCTCATAGACGCTGGCGGCGCGAACGATCAGCCACAATGGCACTGAGTTGGTGTCGGTCGCTCCCTCCACCTTGGATAGTTTCGATGGGTTAGAGTACCCAAGGCGTCTGGCCGCCGCGCTCTGGGACATGTTGCACAGTTCGCGGGCTTCTCTCATCCGGGCGCCGATGGTTTTCACCACAGCCGCCTGTTCGATTCGAGTTGATGAAGGTTTCTTCTCCGGCATTAGACCCCCTTGATTTTCCAGCCGCCGCCATCCTTCTTCGCCAGTTTCTGGCAGAGGAAGAACCTGAACGGGAACATCCCGGCGGCGATCTTGAGCTTCTGCCAGCCGTCCTCCCGGATGAACCCACCTTTTGTCTCGTGAATCTCGAACTCGCCATTGGGCAACATCACGGCGAAGTCCGGTGTATAGCGCGTGTCGTCAGCCAGCTTGAAGGTGATGGCCTCGTACTTCCACCAGGCGATTTCCCGACGCGCCTTGCGCTCTTCCAGCATCCCGGCGTATTCCGCCTCGGTCTTGTTCATCCCCTGGTCGCGCTCGGCGCCAATGGCCACAGGAAGCGGCTGCGTCTTGATGGAATCAGGCGCCTTCTCTTCCTTCCTGGGCGGAGTCGATACCGCCGCGCGCTGCTTGTGGGCTGCAAGCTGCTCTTCTGACCATCGAACGACGTTACTCACGGTCAGAACCCCTCTTTTCAAGCCATGCCTTGCGGCCATCGAGCACGTCATCAGCCGCGATCACCCATTGCTTGCACTCCCTCGGGTAGGTTGCCGACATGAATTCGTGCCCGTTCTTCTTCGGAGCGCACAGGCCAAAGCCGAACTTCGCCATGTCCTTGGCGTCCTTCAAGCGGAAGTGGTCGCAATCGACGCAGCGGACGGACTCGGCTACCGGCATCGCGCCCCCAGTTGCTCAATGGTCAGTGCCAGCAGATCGAGCTCGTTCAGTCGATAGGTGCGCTCAAACGCCTTCGCCCCCAGGCCATGAATGCCGGAAGCGCCCTGGTGATGCTCTGGGCACAGCGGAATCGTCAGGAAGTTGCTGGCGCGCTGACTCATGCCTTGCCCTTCCCGGATGTGATGAACATGGGCCGGCGTGGCGCCCAGGCCAAGGTGATGGCACAGAATGCAGCCAACCTCGGCGACTTTGCCCATATGGCGCTTCTCGGCGGCCGTGCTCATGAGTCGAACCTCATCAGCTCATCGACAACGCGCTCAACCTCGGCCTCAGTCTCATATCCGGCATTGCGCAGCACTCGGTTCCAAACAACATTCAGCACGGCCCGGAAAACCTTCTCGAAACGATCCTCGGCCATGCTGGCGAAAGACAGGCTTTCCGCCTCAAGCCGAACTTCTCCGCGAGCGTTATAGACGGCCTTGTAGAAGCCGGCCAGGATGGTCATGTCCTTGCGGAACCGGTCAAAATCCTTGGATACCACCTCGCCCTTGTAGGTCTGTGGCGTCTCAGGCTCCCACACATCGAAGGCCAGCTTGAACAGGGCGAACGCCTTGCGGTGGAAGCGCACATTCCGGGCGCGTTTGATGGTGGCGCGGACGCCTTGGCCGGCTTTCAGCTTCTCCACCAGCGCGCGGGCTTCTTCATCCGCCGGCGCCAGTGCGCCGCCTGGAGTCTTGACCAGAACCAACTCCGTCATGCGGCAGCCTTCCCCCGGTAACTTTCCCAGTCGAAGACCATGGATTCGCCGCCGTCCTCTCGCAGGCGGTCGAAAATTCGTTCGCCAAGGAAGGCGCGAACATCATCCAGGCCAAGGTTTGACAGCATCAGCGTCGGGCGGCGCTTCTCGTACCGCTCGTTCAGCACGTCGAACAGGATCAGCTTCTCGGTCTCGCTGCCGAACTGCACGCCAACCTCATCCAGAATCAGCAGATCGGGAAAGACCAGGGCGGCAATGGCATCCGTTTCGCTCTCGCGGCTGTCACGGCTCCAAGTGTCCTTGACCCTGCGAATGGCGCGCATCACCGTCGTGAAAAGCACGCTCCGGTTATCGCGCTGCATGATCTGCATGCCGATGCCGACGGCCAGGTGCGTCTTGCCGGTTCCGGGCTTTCCAAGGAACAAGGCGCTTCTACCGGTCTTCAGCGCGGCATCGAAGTTATCGGCGTACCCCTTGGCGAATTCGAGTGCATTGCCCTGGGCGCCGGTCTTGACGACAAACCCGGACAGGCTTCGATCACGGAACCGCTCAGGGATTCCAGCGTCGCCGATCTTGCGCTGCCACGCCTGCAAACGGCTCTCGCGCTCCCGCGTTTCAGCCTCGGAACGTTCTTTTGCGGCCGTCTCGGCGCCGCATGCCGGGCACCTCGACCAGATCGAGCCGATGAAGCACGGGCTTTCGTAGGCGCCGTGCGTTTCGCACACAGCGGGCTTGGTTTTCGGCTCGGCATGGAGCCCGATGTCAGCAATGGCCTTCATAGCCTTCCCCCAGTCCCGTAATTCACGTTGTCGAAGTTGTCACGCGGCGGAGTCTTGGCTGCCGGGCGCGCGCCCTTGGCCTGCCCGCCGGCATCTGATCGGCGAATCCAGTTGCGCCAAGTCGCCTCCCAGTCGGCCTTGCGGGCGTCTGCGCCGGCCTTGCTGTGCCAGTAGTCGGCAAAGCAGGCAGCCTCTCGGCGCACATCATCAGCAGTCAGGTCGTTGCGCTCGGTAAGCGCCCATTCGCCCCAAGCCTTCGGCAAAACCCAGCCTTCAGGCAAACGAGTGCCGGTAGGCGATGCCTTTTGTTTCGGCGTAGCCGTAGGCGGAGCATTGGCCGCATCGGACTGCCCGGTCGGAGCCCCCAATCCTTTTTCCTGTTCCTGTTCCTGTTCATGTTCCTGTTCCTGTTCTTGGCTTAACAGGGGCTTTGAAGGGGCTTCTGAGGGGCTTCCATTTCCACGACAAGAAGACATGCAAAATGCGCCGCAGTATTTCTCGTAAAACCGCGCCAAATAAGGGTTTTCAGGCAGTGATGAATACTCGTTTTGCACCCCTTTTACCCGTAGGTCGTTGGGCTTCAATGCTTCGCCAACTTGGTATGAGGCCATTTCGATTACCCACACCACTTCGGAAGCCTCGTCGTACTCGCAAAATCCGGCTTCGATGGCTCTATGAAGCCCCTTTGAAGCCCCTTCTAGGCCAAGCCCAGTTTCATGGGCGATGAACATGGTCGGGCAGTAGTAGAGGCCAAGCATGTTGGCGTGCGGGCTCGTCAGCAGGTACATGGCGACTATCTGCGCCTCCATGCCGGCTGCGCGCAGTCGCTTGCCTGTCGCTCCAATCCAGAACTTTGGGCCAACCTTAGAGTAGTCACGCATCACTGGCGCCCTTCCTGTCATTGCCGGAAAGGTCTATGGCGCACGCCATGAGCGACTTTTTGCCGCAATAAATGCGTGACGCGCCCCCCCCAATCGATCTGTTTTTCATGTTTTCTCCATCGCCTACTGAATCAGGGTGGCTTGCATTGCCGCCTCTTTGTTCTTCGCGTCCAGCTTGTACCGCGCAACCCGGCACTCCTCCCCGAAGCGGTTGTTCACCGCAACCAGTTCCCGGACGATTTCGTGGCCCTGGGCCTTCAAATCGAAAACGCGAGCGCCAAGGCGGTAAATGCCAAGTTCGCTCCAGGCTTCCATCGGGGTGATTGGCCCGCGCTTCAGGCGGTCAAGGAGGCGGTCGCACTGGCTCATGGCGTTACCCGCGAATGGCTTGCAACAGTTCGCCGGTAGCCTTCATAAGCGCCAGCAGCAAAGGCTCCAGGGCCTTGCGTTCGTCGGCATCAAAGCGCCCGTCCTTGGCGGCATCGCTACCCTTGCCGAGTACGTCGCCGACGGTGTGCATAAGCATCATGAACAGCCTGACCGCCTCCGCCGGTGAGCGATGCTCAAGCTCGAAATCCATTGGAACCTGACCGACAAGCTGCGCCAGGGCGAACACTGATCGCTTGGCCTGAGCCAATACGACTATCTCCAAGATGGCGGAAAACGAAGGTGGCGGCGCATCATGGTCGGGATTGATGCCGTTCGACAGCGTGTTTCCATTCACGCCCATTACCTCAGCGATGGCCCTTACTCCGCCTGGGAACTCTTTTGCATCGGCCTGTAGCGCCAGGAATAGCGCTCGGTGCGTCTGTTTTGTCGGTCTTGTGTGTCTCATGACGAACGCCTTTCGAAAGTCGCCTATCGCCGAACCGGCGCCAAGCAGATACTGGTTTCACGCCAAAAAAATGGCGCCAGGCCGGAAAGGCCCAGCGCCGCAAACCGCCTAGTGGCGATGGAGGAAAAGGAAATGGTCATTCGGAATCAGCCTCGTGATTGCCGGACTCTGCGTCGAACTGCTCGAAAACATCCTTTCGAGCAAGTCGCAGGTACATGAGCCGGGCATGAGGGATGCCTTCGTTTCTCCACTTGGAAACGGCCTGTGATGACACCTGGCACAGCCGCGCTACCTCTACGGTTCCACCAAGCATGTCAATCAACTTGGAGTGATCTTCATGTCTCATGCCGCTCATTGTAACCATAGTTACCATCAGAGTGCAAACCATAGTTTTGCCCATCTATGTAACGATGGTTACATGGAAACGCTAGGACAACGGATTAAAAGGCTTCGAGAGCAAAGAGGTCTGTCGCAGCAGCAGCTTGCGACAGCATCTGGCGTGAGCCGGGTTGCCGTCACGAAATGGGAAAGCGGCCAGACCGCAAACCTCAAGCTCGGAAGCCTTCTGAGCATCTGCGAATTGTTCAGGGTGTCGGCCGAAGAGCTCATTCGTGGCGAGCGCGCAACAAGGGCATCGAGCCATGACGCCGGTGCCGACGCTTCAGGATCAGAAGCTCCTGAGCTTATGGTTCGATATGCTGGCGCAACAGATGCGTGCAGAGCGCTGGTTGATCTTGCCTTGAGAGGGCGCGAGCCAATGCCGGAGTGGGCCAATAAATCGATTGGGCGCCATCTTCAATCGCTCTTGGATGACATCAATGAGGCCATGCCAGATGAAAAAAGGCAGGCCAGCCACAAGGCCGCCTAAACTTACGCTGGTTTGGTCAAACGGAAAGAGGTTATAGGAGAAGAAGCATGAAAATTACTCGTTTTCTGGCGCTTGCCGCAGCGCTCGCCCCGGCGCTTGCTATAGCAGACCTTAGTCCAGACAACTTCCGTCAGCTTTCGTCTGGTGGAAAGCTGGAAAAGACCAGCGTGGAAATGTACGTTGGCGGCGTGGTCAAGGGGTACTTGAACGCCAATGGGTACTTGAGCGCGACAGGCCAAAAGCCACTGTTCTGCTACAAGGGAGACATCGATACCGCGCAGGCTCACAAGATAGCGGCGCAGTCCATCAAAGAGCATCTTGCAAAGTCTCCAGGCGAGAGCAAGGAAGAGATTGTAGAAATGCTCATCATGATGAAGCTAAGGGCCATGTACCCATGCTAAATATTGGCGGCAATGGAGGGATGGGTGTAGCGCGGCTGGGCGGAGGCGAGATTTCCAGCAACGACGACGCGCTTTCATTCCTCTTTGCCGTCCGCATCGGCTCCGGCGGCCAGGATGGCGAGTTTCGAGCTCACCGAAGGCGCCTCCACTTCCTTATAGAAAAGGCGCTGCATCAAATAATTGCGCAGTTCGAGGTTGAGTTAGCGATCCCCTGGGTGAAAGGCAGGTTTGGCGGCGCTGGCGCAACTGTTATCTACCTTGACACGCCAGATTTCAGGCGCCACTCCAAGCTCTACGATCCCAATAGCTTCGGGGTTCTTGAGGTGCACAGCGAGGCAAGCGACGACGATGGGGCCATTTACACCGGGTTTGATGCCTACGTGCGCCTTGGAGAGTCGAACACATGGCTTTGCATTTGCGTTAAGCCGGCAGACCCTATCGACTTCGATGATAGTGGGGACGGTGCATACACAGACCAGGACGAGCAACTGGGCGAGCCAGAATTTTCAAAGGAGAACCGCGATGTGCTGGCAAACATTGCGGCGCGCGTTGCGGTTGCAGATGGGTTTGGCGCCGTAGCTCTCCGTGTGGAGCCAAGGGAGCAGTTCGCAGCGAAGATAGCAAAGCAGCGTATGTGCGACTTCATTGACCTTGATCCATTTGTTTCAGAGGAAAAGATCGCCAGCTACGTTGCCTACATGGCGCGCGACTACTGGGAGTTTTACGTGATCCCCATGCGCGCAAAATTCCTGAAGGAAGAAGGAAACACGCCTGCGCAGATCGCCAGGCGGCTCGGCATAACAAAGCACAGAGCAGAGCGCGCCCTGGAATTGGCGATGACGCTGGAGGATGGGATGAACTCCCCATACCTGATACCGCTGATCGAAAAATATGAATCGGACACATTCAAGTCCAATGGCGGGAAGTGACCGATTGACGCCCCCGACCAGAGCCGACTAAGGAAGCGGCTTCCGCTGCAAAATTCCAACAACCCGACCAGATGGCCGGGTTTTTTTTGCCCGTCGATGTAACCATAGTTGACACCGGATTATTTAGTAACTATAGTTACGCTCAATACGCAACGTCAGGCAACGCCCGGCGGCGCACCGCTCCTTAACAACCTGTTGGATGAATAGAGGCCAGGCCCGCAAGGGCGACAACCTCCTGCGCCGTGGCGCGTGCCGCAGAAGTAAAAGCACGCGAAATCCGAGGCTCCCTGGGGGAGTGGCCCGTGGGGCTGCGATGAAACCAAAGACTCGGTCGAAAGACGCCCATCCGCTCGTGGCGCAGGTAACGACGGACAGAAGAAACACCTTCCAGCAGCCGGCTGAGACAAGAGGTCAGAGCCGGCGCCCGTTTTGACGGGCAACGCCAGGAAGTCGGCGCGCGCACCTGTCGCATCAATGCCGAAAAAACGCCCGGTAGGCCGGGCCGGTTGGGCAGACGTAAGCCCCGCAATGGTGAGACGAAAGCGCCATGACAGCCGGAGAGCACGGCCCTCGCGCCTTCCATGAGGGCGTTTTGGCGAGCGGGCTGCACGCCAAAGGCTGGATTTACTCCCTGATCCAGCTTCAAACCCACCCAACCCCACCGATGCAGCCCGCTCACCAAAGCAACGCATCGAATCCACCGCAAGGAGAGAACTATGAGCGCATTGCCAGCAAGGATCGTGACAGACGCCGCCAAGCGGCCGGTAAAACTCATCAAGTGCCAAGTGACGGTGAAGACCGCCGACGGAGCGCAACACAGCTACGGCGGCCTCTACCCGAGCACCTGCGATGCAGTCATCGACGCCATTGAGCGCTTCGGAATCGCCAAGGTCAGCGCAGAGGCCAGGCCATGAGAAAGCTGATCGCCGACTTTCTCTACTACCTAAAGCGTGGTCACACGGTTCGCAACGCATGGCGACTGGCGAAGGTGACGTTGTGAATTTCGCCAACATGCCAGGCCCCGGAGACGAGGCTACTTGGCCGCCATACAGCGGACACCCAAACGACCCGCGAGCGCCAGACGACAGCGGGCGCGACGAGGCCATTGAAGAGCGTACGCAGGAACTGCTTGCCGGCTCCGAGTATGGCCCCTACACCCCGGCCAACCTGTCCGAGGCGATGGGCGAATTCGACGTTACCGGCATCGAGGCGCTTTGCAAGCTGCTGACCGCCGGGAATACCGCCGGCGCCGGCCTTGCGCTGAAAACCCTGGTTTTCGACTACTGGGAGCGCGCCGCTCGCCAGGAAGCCGAGCGCCAGATCGACGAAGCGGCGGCAAATGCCTGCCATCGCTGCCGTGGCCGTGGCTGCCGCCACTGCGACGAAGACTATCACCACTGGAGAGACGACTGATGACGCCACAAACCTACCGAATCCGCGCCAGTAGCTGGGCGGACTTGTTTGACTGCCCCATGCGCTGGAAGGCGAAGAACCTTGACGGGATTCGCTCCCCGTCGAGTGCGGCCGCTCATATCGGCACCAGCATCCACGCCGGAACGGCAGCCTTTGACCAAGCCCGCCTTGATGGCGCGCCGATCAGCCCCGACGACGCAGCCGGCGCCCTGGTGCAGACGCTGCACCACCCCGACGACGAGGTTGTCTGGACGGACGACGACCCGAGCATCAAGGACGCCGAACAAATCGCGCTGCGCCTGCACGGCAAATACTGCGTCGAACTGGCGCCGCACCGCGAGTACGTCGCGGTCGAGGCGGCCTGCGAAAGCCTGACGGTCGATCTTGGCAACGGCATTGCCATCGAACTGACCGGAACCACCGACCGAGTGCGCGACACGCCGGGCGGGCTGGCGATCAGCGACCTGAAGAGCGGGCAGCGCCGTTGCACGAAGGACGGAAAGGTCGATGCAAAGGCAGATGGCGCACAACTGGCCGTCTATGAACTGATGGCCGAGCAATCGCTTGGCAAGCCCATCACCGGCACGGCCGAAATCATCGGTCTGCAAACCACCAAGACCGGCGGCGTCGGCAGCCAGGAGGTTCCGCACACCCGGAGCCTTCTGGTCGGCACCGAGGAACAGCCCGGTCTGTTGCAGATGGCTGGCATGTACCTGAAAGCCGGGCTGTTCCCGCCCAACCCGAAGAGCATGACCTGCTCGCCGAAATACTGCCCGCTCTTCGGGCAGTGCAAATTCCACAACTGAAAGGACGGCCCAACATGGCTACCACCAACCTCTCCAACCTCCAGCAGGGGCAGCAGCAACAGACCGCCCGCCGGCCTAAGACAATCTTCGACTTTCTGGACGACCCGCGCGTCCAGAAGGGTATCGGCGCCGTGGCTGGCAAGTTCCTGACGCCTGACCGCTTCCTGCGCCTGGCGATCAATGCCGTGAAGAAAACCCCGCTTCTTGCCCAGTGCGATCCGCAAAGCGTCCTGGGCTCCTTCATGGCATCCGCTGCCCTTGGCCTTGAGCCGAACACCGTCCAGCAGCAAGCGTTTCTGATTCCCTACAAGAAGCGCGCCAAGGTCGATAACCAGTGGGTGGATATTTACGAATGCCAGTTCCAGATTGGCTATCGTGGCTTTATCACCCTAGCCCACCGCTCCCCACACATCGCCAGCGTCCAGGCCGAGGCGATCCACGACGGCGACCTGTTCGATCACATGCTGGGCTCCGAGTCGTTCCTGAAGTACCGCAAGGCGCTCAAGGATCGTGGCGGCCTGATCGGCTCGTTCTGCTACACGAAGCTGGAATCCGGCATTGAAATGGCGACCGTGCTTCCGCTCTCCGAGGTGGAGAAGATTCGCGGCAAGAGCGAGACCTACAACGCCCTGATGCGCAACGTCGAGCAGGCCGACAACCAGAAAGACCGCGAGAAGGCCGAAAAGAAGCTGGCCGAAACGCCCTGGGTCATGTGGGAAGACGACATGGCCGCAAAGTCGGCGATCAAGAAGCACGCCAAGCAGTTGCCACTGATGCCCGGCGATGCGATGTCGGCCGCTGCTGAAATCGACTCCAACGCCGACCGCAACGTCATCGACATGTCGGCGATGGCTGACCCGGATGTCGTGCGCGGCGTGGTGCAGGACGGCTACAGCCCGCCGGCGATTGAGCACCAAGAGGCCGAGCACCTGCCCGCCGACCTTGGCAAAGGAAAGCGCCAGGCCGAACCGGTTGAGGCCCGCCAAGCCCGCCAGCAGCCGGCCCGGCGCGCCACCCAGGCCAACGTCGATCAGGAAACCGGCGAAATCCAAGGAAGCGGCGACAACTGGGAGCCGACGGCAGAAGAGCTTGCCGAGATTCAAGCGCGCGAACTCGCTGAGTCCGGCGGCTTCGGCAACGTCGATTAACTCACAACCACCGGGCGGCCACCGCGCCGCCCCAGGGAGAGCCCCATGCAAGTTATTCGCATCACCATGCCGGACGGCGCCAAGTACGACGTTCCGACAGAAATCATCGCCCGCAACCGGGCCAAGTATTACGCCGACAAGGAGTTTGACGGCGACATCGAGCGTTCGCTGGCCGAGGACACGCTCCCGCTCTTCCAGTCCGACGACTACGAAATTCACGACTGGGCCGCCAACAACATGAACTGGAGCGACGTGAAGGATCACGCGACCCTTGCATCGCTGCCGGAAGACAGCGAAGCGTCGCACCAGGAAGGCTGGATCAACGGCGAGTACGAAATCATCGACAAGCCGGACGGCGCCGCTGCCGACCTTTTGAACCTTGAACGGCTGGCAAGCATGCCGCTGAAGGCCATCACCCGCTCCATGTCTCTCGCCGGCGCCAGCAAGGTGCAACTGGTTTTTGAGACCGCAGGGGAAAAGCCGGTCGGGGCAATCATTCTACTGACCGGCGACGACACTGAACGCTACCTGAAGGCCATTGAGGCGGAAGCCGAATCCGAAGGCTGACCACGAAAGGACGGACATGAAAATCGAATCCATTGGCGTCAGCAACTTCCAGATGCTGACCGACATCAATATCAACCTCGCCGGCACGCCGATCTGCCTGATCGCCGGCGCCAACGAACAGGGTAAGTCGTCGCTGCATGAAGCCATCCGCTTCGCGCTGACCGGCGAAAGCACTCGCGTCAAGCTGAAGAAGGACATGGACGCCCTGGTGCGCGACGGCACGAAGACAGGCGGCGTTATCGTCCGCCTGGAAAACGGCAACAGCGCCGAGCTCGAATTGCCGGCCGGCAAGGTTACGACGGTCGGTACGCTGGTCAATGACTTGCAGTTGAAGGCGCTTCCACTGGTCATGGATGCAGGACGATTCGCCGCCATGGCCGAGAACGACCGACGCGCCTTCCTGTTCGATCTGTCCGGGCTGCAATGCGACAGCAAGAACGTCGGCGACCGACTCATTGCGCGTGGTTGCGACACCAAGAAGGTTGAGGCAATCGCCCCGCTGCTGCGCAACGGATTCCCGGCAGCCGAGACTGAGGCGCGAACCAAGGTGCGCGAGAAAAAGGCAAGCTGGAAGACCGTGACTGGCGGCGAGACCTGGGGCAAAGATAAGGCGGCCAAGTGGCAGCCGGCCGCCCTCCCTCCTGAGTCGGACAAGGCGGCGGGACGGGCGGAGAATGCGCGCCAAAAAGCCAGCGAGGTTGAGCGCGAGCTTTCGGCAGCGCAGCAGGAACTTGGCGCGGCCCGTGCCGAATTGCAGCGCCGGCAGCAGGCCGAGACCGAGCGCGAACATCTTGCCGAAAAAGCTGGCACCGTCGGCCGGTTTAAGTCAAAGCTGGCGCACGACGAGGCGGAACTGAAGCAGTGGGAGGCAAAGGTTGAAGAAACCCGCGCCAAGGCCGGCGCCGCAAGCGTCAATCCGAAAGCACCGGGCGAGTACCTGTTGCGCGGCCTGGCCGCCGTGGCAGACGAATTCCTTGTCGTGGCTGAAAATCACCATGACATCGAGTGGCCGGAAGGGCTAGTCAGCCGCGCATCCGCTCATTTGGCTGAATACAAAAAGCTGCATGGCTGGCCGTTCAAGAGCGGCGACCAGGCAGACCCGGAGGCAGTTGCGCGCTTGCCTGAGCATGAGCGCGCGCTGACCTTGCTGCAAAGCGCCGTTGCCAACAGCAAGCGCGACCTGGCAGCCGCTGAAGCCGCCGCCGCCAAGCTGGCTGAACTGGATGGCGAGAAGGTCGAGGCAATCGACTTGGAGGCGATTCAGGCCAAGGTCAGTGAGTTGAGCGAAAAGCGCAACGGCTGGCGCGCCGACGCCGAAAAATACCAGGCCATTGCCGAGCAGGCAAAGCGGCATCAGGAAGTCATCGACCAAGCGGCCGCGCTTCATGGCGACATCCTTGCGTGGTCTGACATCGCCGACGCCCTGGCTCCAGATGGAATCCCCGGTGAAATGCTGGCCGATGCCATCAAGCCGCTGAACGACCGACTGCGCGCAACGTCGATGGCCACTGGCTGGGATCAAGTCAGCATCGATGCTGAAATGCAGATTCGCGTGGATGGGCGCCTCTACAGCCTCAAGTCTGAGTCCGCCAAGTGGCGCGCCGACGCAGCCATTGCTGAGGCGATTGCAAACCTCTCCGGTCTGCGCTTCATCGCCATTGACCGCTGCGACGTGATGGACACCGGCAACCGACTTGCCTTCCTGAAGTGGCTCCACGGACTGGCAGCGTCCGGCGAAATCGACACTGCGCTGGTATTCGGCACCTTCAAGAGCCTGCCGACTGTTCCGGCAACGTTCCTGCCCGTCTGGATCGAGCGCGGCGCCATCGTTCAGCACAAGGAGGCTGCCTGATGGAGACGAGTATCAAGCTCGAAGAGGTAAAGGCGAAGCTGAAGGCCGGCGGTTACGGCGGCCTTTACTTCCCAGGCGAGTGCGCCTGCGACATCAACGACCTGGCGCCCTGCGGGGAGTGCCAGCACGAGGAAGGCGAGGAATTCATCAACGACTGCGAGGCTGGCTACAAACACGTCGATCCGAAGCGGCCGGACTTCTGGGTTATCAGCGCCAACAAGGAGCCGCCGACCCAGGATCGTTTCGATGAAGTCTTCAGCAACTGCTGAGAGGAAGGAAATTTGAAATGGGCGACAAGACCAAGGGCCTGTACGGCAAATTCATCGTGCAGCGCGCGGACGGCAGCGACCAGCACGGCGGGAAGCACCACGGCTGCGAATACTTCGTGCTCGATCTGAGCCACGACAAGCATGCCTACATGGCGCTTCGTTCCTATGCAAATTCGTGCCGCGAGGAATATCCGTTGCTTGCCGCTGATCTTTCGGAAAAGTCCAAGGCGATGCGTGCCGCTGGTCTATTTCCGACGTTCAGCCCCGAGTTGCGCGAGGCGGTTCAAAAAGCACTGGCCGCCGGCAAGTCCTATGCCGAGCATCATGGCGCCATCGTCTTCATCAACGACGGCAAAACCGAGGATCGTTGGGCAGAGCATGAAGCAAATTCATGCCCGGCGTGCGGAGGAAGTGGGCACAAGGACGATGCGGCGCCATTCGTTCAGCGGAGCGAAATGCTGCTGAGGGCAATGCAGGCCATTAGCAAGATGACAGGCGATGCCGGATTCAATATCGGCGGCCCGATTGAGTATTGCGATGCCGCCAATGATCCAGAGGCGGTAAAAGAACTGCTGATTGCCGCAACTGAGTACCTGAAGGGAATCAGCAAGCTCTCAGGTGAAGCCATCGCCAGAGCGCAAGCCTCAGCGCCAACCGCAGTTCCGGCAACGGCCAACTTCCCGCACGACGACATGGGCGCCGAGGTTTCCGCATGAAGGCGCTATCCATTCGCCAGCCCTGGGCGTGGCTGATCCTGCATGGCGGAAAGGACATCGAAAACCGAGACTGGGCAACGCGCTTTCGTGGCCGCGTCCTGATTCACGCATCCAAGGGCATGACCAAGGGTGAGTACGAAGACGCCTACGACACGGCAATGGCCGCGAATCATGCGATCTTGTTTCCGACGTTCGAAGCGCTTCAGCGCGGCGGCATCATCGGGTCTGTCGAAATAGTTGATTGCGTAGCCGAGTCCGAATCGCCTTGGTTCTTCGGCAAGCATGGCTTTGTGCTGCGAGACCCGCAACCGCTTCCGTTCATGCCGTGGAAAGGCCAACTAGGTTTCTTCGATGTTCCAGACGAAATCGCCGGGAGGCCGACATGACGCGCCACGCCACGCCATACGGCGCCTTCCACATCGAGCCCGTGCCGAGCCAGCCGCAAATCGCCATCTGCCACGGTCTTTTCGTGAGCGAAGGGATGCGCGGCCAAGGTCTCGGGCACATGCTGAAAGCGACACAGGAGGCGCAACTGAAGCGCGACCTGTACGACTACGCCATCTGCACCTGTGACGGCGCGAACGCCAAGCAGCAAGCCGTTCTTGAGCGGGCAGGATGGCGAAAGATCGACACCTTCCACAACACCAAAACCGGCGCCGAGACGCAAGTCTGGGGGCGCCGAGTCTGCGAGATTTCACCATGCAAGAACAACTGATTGAAATTCTGTCCAGGGCAACCGGCTGGATGACAGCCGCCGAAATCGCCGCCGAAGGAAAGTGGCGCAGCGCATCGAATGTCTCTGTTGCCCTCAAGCAGCTTGAGAAGTCCGGCGCCGTTACCCACCGATCCAGGATGACGGGCGGCGCCAAGGAAGTCCAGTGGCGGCATGCCGACAAAGACTTCGACGATGCCTGCGAGGTCGGCGCGAAGGACAAGCGCAAGCCGAAAGTTGCCGCCAATCAGGCTGGCCCCGCCAAAGCGCCGGAAATCAGCGCCGACGAATTGCGGGCGGAAATCCAGCGCCAGAAAGGCATTGCCCAGGAGTTCATCGACAAGGCGGCCAGCCTTGAGCGGAAATTCTCCGAGGCAGTCGAGGAAGTGACCCGGCTTGACCGCGAGCTTGCGGCCGCTAAGGCAAAGGCCATGCCGGAGAAAAAATCCAGCAAGCCGCGCAAGCCGTTCAGCGTCACCGGTCTTTCTGGGTTCCATGCCGGCGGCGACCGGGTGACTCTCTTCCTTGATCGTCGCCTTCACGCCAAGTCGATCACCTTGCCGGCTGACAAGCTGCACCAACTGGCGGAAATGGCGAGGGCGGCATGAGCCAGAACAAGGAGCCTGAAAAGATCGTTCCCTATGACTCCGCCGAGGCCGCGAGCATCCAGACAGTAACCGGCTGGGTTTCTCGCTCCGGGAGATTCTGGGGAAACGACGAGCACATGGCGCGCTACGACGGCTGCACACATCGCAAGTGTGACGCCTGCGAGACGCTGATACCGGTTCGCGGATACACGATCTGCGACCAGTGCCGCGAGGCCAAGGAAATCGAGAAATGGCAAGCGATGCCTCGCCAGGAGTGGGACGGGAAAAGCCTTCTGTACTCACAGGCAGCCGATGCTTTCTTCCAGGACGCCGACGACCTGTCGAACCATTGCGAAGATAACGAATGCACGCCGCAATCGCTGCGCCTGGTTATCTGCGACCCGCAATACGCCAGGCAGATCGACGCGGAAGACCACTACTCGGACGAACTACCCGAAGACGGCGACCTTCCGCCAGAGCTTGAAGAGGCTTTCGAGCGACTGAACGAAGCGATCAAGGCATGCCGGACGCCGCTCTCGTGGATTCCAGGCAAGTTCGCGCCGACCGACCAATCCGTAACCATTGACTGAAAGGGGATAGCAGAATGCTCGCCCGCAACGCAACCATCCTGACCTTTGCCGGCATCACGCCGGACACCATTGATGCCGCCGTTGCGCGGCGACCGTTCATCCCTTGCGGCGCGTCCGAGGCAAGCAGCCGGGGGTTTATCCCGCCGGTTGCCGGCATGGAGGGCCTGATCCGCTTCGCCGACAACGTGGCGGCAATCGCCATGCGTGAAGATGACAAGATTCTCCCGGCCTGTGTCGTTCAGGCTGAAGCAAAGCGTCGGGCGGAAGAGATTGAAGAGCAGCAAGGCTACAAGCCTGGGCGCAAGCAGATGCGCGAAATCAAGGAGCTCGTCACCGAGGAATTGCTCGCCAAGGCATTTATCAGAACAACCGTCGTCCGCGCCTGGCTGGATTTCAGCGCCGGCCTGATGGTTATCGATGCCGCCAGCGAAACCAAAGTGGACAACCTCATCGGAACCCTGATCCGCAACTTCGACGAAATGCCGAAGCTGCGGCGCTGGCGCACCAAGGGCGTGCCGGCAAGCCACTTCACGTCATGGGTTCAGTCCGGCGAGGCGCCAGACTTCTTCACCATCGACGACCGCGCCCTTCTCACAAACCCGGAGGGCGGAAAAATCCGGCTCACCAACCAGAGCATGGTCGATGACGAGGTGCGAAGGCTGGTTGAGCACGGCCGGACATGCTCAGAACTGGCGGTGACGCACGCCGACAAGCTGTCTTTCGTTCTCACTCAGTCGCTGGTGCTGAAGCGAATCGCTCACATCGGCGTCAATGAAGAGCGCGACCCGGCCCAGGCGGACATGATGGAGGAAGAGCGCCACGACGCCGAAATCATCCTGAACGCCGGCGCAGTCCGCGAAGCCTTTGCAGCCATCAACGAGGCGTTTGGCGGAATTCAGGAACACGAAGAAGAGCCGGCGGCTTTGATTTCTGGCGTCGGCGACGAAGATGATCCGCTGTACGAGCAGGCCCGCCAGATCGTTATCGACAACGGCCGGGCGTCTATCTCGCTGGTGCAGCGCCATTTGCGCATCGGATACAACCGCGCGGCCCGGCTGGTCGAGCAAATGGAGCGCTTCGGCGTCGTCAGCCCGATGGATTCTTCCGGCTCGCGCAAGGTGCTGATGGCTGCATAGCCAAGGGGAGCAACATGGCAGAAAACACGAAAATCGAGTGGGCCAACCACACGTTCAACCCTTGGTTTGGCTGCCAGAAGGTCGGGCCTGGCTGCGACCACTGCTACGCCGAGGGCTGGGCCAAGCGTAGCGGCCTGGTGCAGTGGGGGCCGGGAGCCGACCGGCGCCGCAGCAGCGAGGCGAACTGGCGGAAGCCTATCAAGTGGAACCGACAGGCCGAGATTCAGCACAACGCTTGGCAGGCATTCAAGGAGGCGCATCCTGGACTCACCGATGCCCAGCTTGTTGATGCCGGCTTCGCCAAGCCCGAGCGGCCAAGGGTGTTTTGCGCGTCGCTGGCCGATGTCTTCGACAACGCCGTTCCTGACGCCTGGCGCATGGACTTGTTCAGCCTGATCGCCAAGACGCCATACCTTGACTGGCTACTGGTGACAAAGCGCGTCGGCAACGTCATGCGGATGTGCTCCGGCGACGGCCTGATGTTCGACATGATCGCTGATCGTGTCTGGCTTGGCGTGACGATATGCAACCAGGAAGAGGCCGGCCGCGATATTCCGAAGCTGATGCAGATACCCGCAAAAGTTCGCTGGTTGAGCATGGAGCCGCTACTTGGGCCGGTTGATCTGAGCCAGTGGCTTGACATCATCCAGTACGAGGACGGCGCCGCATGGATGCGCCGCAACATCGGCCACTTGCACGACATGCTCGATTGGGTTGTGGTCGGCGGCGAGAGTGGGCCGCACGCTAGGCCGATGAATCCAGACTGGGCCTATGAACTACGCGACCAGTGCGATGCGGCTGACGTGCCTTTCCTGTTCAAGCAATGGGGCGAATGGGCCACGGCCGGAAACCGTGCATTCGGCACCGTCAAGGGCGAAGTGAGGCACATCCGGTCTGATGGCAGCTTCTGGGGTGACGATCTTCCAGAGGATGAAAACGCCGACGTGCTTACCGTGGTGAAGGTGGGCAAGGCGGCCGCTGGACGGTTGCTGGGCGGCGTGCAGCATGATGGGTATCCGAAAGGCGGTGCAGCATGACTAGAGAGAATACAGAGGCCGATTTTCTCAAGGACGTGGCCGCGCACGAAATGGAGGTTTTGCGCGACGACGGCGTGTATCGGCACATCCGATTCAAGAAGCCGGGAACCGGGTGCATGCACTTCGATCTGGTGACGTGGCCGGGATACCTGGCCTACTCCGGTGACATGGGCTGCTACGTCTTTTCTCGCCTGAACGACATGTTCGAGTTCTTCCGCACAGACCGGGAATACTTGCAGCGCGATGGGCGCCAGCTTTGCATCAACCTTGGCTATTGGTCGGAAAAGTTGCAGTCCGTGGATGGTAGCCGGCACGAAGGTTCTGCCAAGGAGTTCAGCGAAGAAAAGTTCAGCCGCGCCGTGATTGAAGACCTTGTCGGATGGATTCGCGGAAACGCATACCGAACGACCAAAGACGAGCGCCGCGAGTTGTGGGATGCGGTCATGTCCGAGGTGATTGGCGCGGATGGCGATTCAGGCGGATATCGGAAACAGGCGGCCGCCCACGATTTCAGCCACTTCATCAACAACGACATTGGCAACTTCTACTTTCAGGATTTCTGGGAGCACGACCTCACTGAATACACCTTCCGGTTCGTTTGGTGCTGCTACGCGCTGGCCTGGGGCATCAAGCGGTACGACGATGCGAAAGGCGGGCAGCTATGAGGATAGCCGAGAAACTGATTCGCCATCTTGAAATCAGCGAAGTTCCGAACCTTGACCCTATCCGCGTCGCGCTGGAGGACATCGAGCCGCGAAAGGGGCGCATCAATATCGAGTGCTACGGAAAGGCTTGGGCGTCGTATTGGGGTGCGATGGGAGATAGGACTATCGCCGAGTTTTTCTGTTCATGCGATGAGCACTACTTGGCAAAGAACCTCGCCAGCGGCCTAAATAGTTCGGTGTTCGATCCTGAAGGGTTGATCGTGACCTTGCGCAAGGAGGTTATCCGCGACCGCCGTAGACGCGACCTGACCGCCAGCGAAGCGCGCGAGTTGTTCGATGAAATTGACGAGGTTGGCGATGTTACCGACCCGTGGAGCCAGAGCAACTTGATGCAGAAGCTGCTGGGTGACGAGTGGTGGTATCGGCTACCGGAAAAGGACAACCCGGACTACCTGTATCTGACCCGCATCATACGTGCGGTGAAGGAAGCGCTGTTTTCAACAATGAGGATTGAAGAAAAGGAAGAGCATGGCCTCAGTCAATAAAGTAATCCTGGTCGGGCACCTTGGGAAAGACCCGGAGACCCGCTACATGCCGAATGGTGACGCGATAACAAACGCCACCCTGGCAACGTCCGAATCCTGGAAGGACAAGCAGACGGGCGAGAAGAAGGAGCAAACGGAGTGGCATCGCCTCGTTTTCTACCGCAAGCTCGCCGAAATCGCCGGGCAGTACCTGCGCAAAGGCTCTCTGATCTACATCGAGGGAAGCCTGAAAACCCGGAAGTGGCAGGACAAGGACGGGCAAGACCGCTACACCACGGAAATCACGGTCAATGAAATGACCATGCTTGGCGGTCGTGGCGACGCCAGCGGCGGACAGTCTTCCGGCGAACCGCAGCAGCGGCAGCAGCAACAGCGCCCGCAAGGCAACGGCGGCGGGCAGCAGCGGCAAAGCGCACCTCAATCACGGGGCTTCGACGACTTCGAGGACGACATCCCTTTTGATTGAGCAGCGCACGCCTGCGTCATCAACGTGTATCCGTATCGGCCCCACCTGGGGCCATTTTTTCGACATCAAGGAGCGAATCACATGAGCAAGATCATCGGCATCATCTTCGGCAAGAAAAACACCCCCTGGCAGCGCATCGACGAGGCCGGCAACAGCATCGACGTGGCGCCGGGCTACTTCGACGAGCACCCGGCCTACGCTGGCATCCAGGACGAAATCATCGACGGCCAGCACATGGTTCGCGTGCCGACCTTCTACTACCGTTCTGGCGTTATCGAGTCTGGCGAGCACGTCGGCAAGAAAGCCGTCTGGATCAGCGACGAGCACGACGAAGGATTCAGCGCCCACCCTGCTTTCATGCGCAACGCCCTGCAACTGAAGGCGTTCTATGTCGGCAAATACCAGGGCACACCGGACGGTGACAAGCTGGGCTCCCAGCCGGGCCAGATGCCGCTGACGCGGATCAACTTCCCGGCCATGCAAAAGGCCGCCGAGGCGCGCAACGGTGAGTTTGACGGATTCCAGTTGTGGAGCATCTACCACCTTGGCGCCATTCAGACGCTCGCCCTGATCGAACTGGGCACGCCGGACGCCAAGTCCATCCTTGGCGATGGCTACGTCAATGGCAACGGTGCCCGCCCGGTTGATGATGAGGTCGTCGCGCAAGCCACCTGGCGCGGCATTGTCGGTCTGTGGGGCAACGTCTGGCAGATGGTCGATGGCCTTCAGACGGATGAAGAGCGTCGCTACCGCATCTGGGACGCCGAGGGCGGCAAGTCATATGTCTCCACCGGCGTCAAGGCGCCTGCAAGCGGTTGGCTCCATCGCCGCGCCCGCAAGCAGGGCGAAGGCTTCGACCTGGGCGCCGTGTTTGTGGCGAAGAAGACCCGCGATGATCGTGACGATTCGGCCTTCGGCAACTACTTCTGGGCCTGGGAAAACGCTGTCGCCTACCACGGCGGCAGTTGGAGCAACGGCGCGTACGCCGGCGTGGTCTGTCTCAACGTCAACAACGCCGCGTCGAACTCGTACACGAACGTCGGCGGCCGCCTCGCAAAGGTGTAATGGGTCATGTGACCTGTGTCATGTAACCGGGCTGGCCCGCCAAGCGGGCCGCCCGAAACGCTTTCAGAGCCAACAAAATCATGCAAATCCTCAAATTCAAAAAGACCAACCCCAAAGCCATCATTCCCCGCCGCCAAACCGAAGGTGCGGCGGGGTTTGACCTGCACGCGCTCGAAGCCGAGTACCTGCACAAGACGACAACGCCCCTGATGGTTCGCACCGGTATTTCGGTGGAGATTCCGCCCGGCCATGTTGGGCTGATCCGAGACCGCTCCGGCCTCGCCGCAAAGCACGGAATAACGGTTCTCGCCGGCGTCATCGACTCCGACTACCGAGGCGAGCTCAAGGTGATTCTCGCCCACCACGGCCAAGGCGCCCTCAACATCCAGCCAGGCGAGCGAATCGCCCAACTGGTAGTGACCGTGTGCCCAGATTTCGAGGTGCAGGAAGTCGAAGACCTTTCCGACACGGAGCGGGGCGCCGGCGGGTTTGGCAGCACGGGAACCGGCGCGGCCTGATAGGAGAGCCAGTCATGCCTTGCTACATCGAGAGAACAAGGGACGGCGGGACGATGTTTCTGTGCGGCAATCTTGGGCCGCACTGCGCCGCCGAGAAGTGCGCGGCAAGTTCCGGCTACCTATGCGATTACCCGGTTGGCGACGGCAAGACCTGCGACCTTCCGCTGTGCAGCAGCCATGCCTATCAAGTCGCCCCGAACGTCCATTACTGCCCTGGCCATCTGATTTTGTGGAAGGAGTTTCGTGACTCCGGCGGGGCTGAAAAGGAACTGGTGAACGTAGTGCCATTCCCGAAGAAATAGCCGAGCAGACATCAACCAACGAGGGGCGCCGAGAGCGCCCCGATTTTTTGCCCATTGGAGGGCGCGATGCCAAAGAGCAAGAAGCCGCGCCGGAAATACAGTCCGGCCCGTCATCAAGTGAAGAAAAACACCCCGCGCATGGACAGCATCTACCTTCTGTTCCAGCCCATCTACACCGCATTCGACAGGCTTGCGGACGGTGAAATCGAAGTGTCGCGCGGGAAGCCGATCTTCAAGGATTTCTACAACGAATGGTGCGAGCTGGCGCCGGCAATGGACGGTTGGGCCGACTGCTGGGAGCGCATCTGCCGCAACCAGGGAATCGACATCGATCTTGAGCCGCTTCGCAAGCTGGCCCGCAAGCTTGATTACGGCATCACGCTCACCGAAGACGATGTTTCTGCCGGCCGCGCCGTGATTGATGCGACGCGCAGCGCCTTTGTTTCGCTCCCGGTCGAAGTGACCAAGGCGCATGCCGTCACTGAGCAAATCCAGATCGAAGTAGATCGCCTGAACCTGAAGGAAGCCGCATGATGCGCCCACAACTTGCCCTGCCTTTCCACGGCGAACTCATCATTGACAACTTCGCCGGCGGCGGAGGAACGAGCACCGGCCTTGAGGCTGCGTTCGGCCGCCCGGTTGATATTGCAATCAACCATGACCCCGAGGCCCTGGCGATGCACGCCATCAACCACCCGCACACGCTTCACCTGTGCGAAAGCGTCTGGGATGTCGATCCAATCAAGGTAACGAAGAACCAGCCGGTCGGCTTGGTGTGGCTTTCTCCAGACTGCAAGCACTTCAGCAAGGCGAAGGGCGGGACACCGGTTGCGAAGCACATTCGCGGCCTGGCATGGGTGACGATGCGCTGGGCTGCATTGTGCCGTCCGCGTGTCATCATGCTCGAAAACGTCGAGGAATTCCGCACCTGGGGGCCGCTTGTCGTCGGCGACGATGGGAACGCCTACCCTGACCCGTCGCGCAAGGGGAAGACCTTCGAGAGCTTCATCCGGCAACTGAAGGCGCACGGCTACAAGGTCGATTGGCGAGAGTTGCGCGCCTGCGACAACGGAGCCCCGACGATCCGCAAGCGCTTCTTCATGGTTGCCCGGCGCGACGGCCTTCCGATCCACTGGCCGGAGCAGACGCACGGCGCCCCGACATCGCGCGAGGTGATCGCCCGCAAGATAGCCCCGTACCGGACAGCCGCCGAGTGCATTGATTTCGGCGTCGAGGCGGCCAGCATCTTCGACCGCAAGAAGCCGCTGGCAACCAACACCCAGCGCCGCGTTGCAAAAGGGTTGTGGCGCCACGTCCTTACCTCTGACGCGCCATTCATCGTTGGCGACGCCGGCGCGCTGGCGCCGTTCTTGAATGAGCACGCCAACGCCAGTAACCAGCGCACCATGTCGGCCAACGAGCCACTGCGGACGATCTGCGCCCAGGTCAAGGGTGGGCATTTCTCAGTGGTTGCGCCGTCGCTCGCGCCTCTTCGTGGAACCAGCGAAGCCCATCTTGGAGGCCGCAGCATCAAGGCGCCTCTTTCAACCATTTCCGCCGGCGGGACGCATCATGCCCTGGTCGGCGCAAACCTTGTGACCATAGGATACGGTGAGCGCAAGGGTCAGGACGCCAGGACAAGCAGTATTGAGCAGCCGCTTGGAACCGTGGTTGCCGGCGGCGTCAAACAGGCGCTTGTGTCGGCCCACTTGGTTGATATGGGGCATGGCGAGTCGTGCAGCACCGGTGCAAAACGCTGGAGTAGCGGCGTCCGCTCCCTGGAAACGCCGCTCAACTCAGTTCTTGCCAGCAGCATCCCGAGCGCCTTGGTTGCCGCCTTCTTCGAACAGGCAAACGGCGGGTTCTACGATGGCGATGGCCGCCCGGCGGACGCTCCTATTTCTACCATCACGGCAGCCGGGAGCAATCAGCGCCTGGTGACTGCCTACTTGG